TATATGCTGTTAATTATAACGTCCTTCGCATTCTTTCTGGAATGGGTGGTTTAGCATATTCAAATTAAATTTAACTATATACATTTTTTTTCTCCTATTATAGTATAAAGAATATAGCATAAATGGGTGGTGGTCTTCTTCAACTTGTTGCTTATGGTGCTCAGGATGTTTATTTAACTGGCAATCCTCAAATTACTTTTTTTAAAGTTGCATATCGCCGACATACAAATTTCGCATTAGAAGCGATTGAACAAACTTTTAATGGAAATAGTTCATTTGGATCCCGCGTAACTTGTCAAATAACCCGCAATGGTGATTTAATAAATCGTGTATATTTTGTAGGTACAATAACTAATAAAAATGATGCACTTGCATCTTCATCTACAAATGTAAATAATAATTGTGTAGCTCTTGTTCCTTATTTTGGTCTTAAATTATTAAAAACTATTGAACTTGAAATTGGTGGTCAACGTATTGATAAACATTATTCTGAATGGTTATATATTTGGAATGAACTTTCATTACCAGGAGGAAAACGCGATGGATATAAATTAATGGTTGGTGGTGATAAATATAATCGTTCAATAGTATTACAGGCACAGGAAAGTTATTCAGTTTATGTTCCTCTTGAATTTTGGTTCTGTCGCAATGTTGGTTTAGCTTTACCTTTAATAGCTTTACAATATCACGAAGTAAAAATAAATATTGAATTTGAAAATATATCAGAAATGTTAGATAAAGGTTTAAATTATTCAAATAAAGCTTTTTCATTAACAGATCCTGCTGGTACTCTTTTATCAACAGGAGCTCAGCAACAGATGGTTAATGTTAATTTTAGTGGAACTTCTGATAAAGTTAGTTTAGATACTGCTGCTTTATGGGTTGATTATATATTCTTAGATACTGATGAACGTCGCCGATTTGCTCAATTATCTCATGAATATTTAATTGAACAATTACAATTCACTGGCGCTGATACTGTTTCTGCTAGTACAACTTCTGCAAAAAGCATTCGCATGAACTTTAATCATCCTTGCAAAGAATTAATATGGGTTATAAAGCCTAATCCTTTAATTACTCCTGTTAGTGCTACTGCTGCTACTACTTTTACATCAAAACCTTATTGGAATAATTTTACTGATCGCAATGGTGATAATCAATATGTTTTAGCTAAAAATCCAGTAGTAAATGCTAAGATACAATTAAATGGTAATGATCGTTTTGCTGAACGTAATGGAAATTATTTCTCATTAGTTCAACCTTATCAACATCATGAATATACTCCTAATAATTTTAATTCAGGTATTAATGTTTATTCATTTGCTATAAAACCAGAAGAACATCAGCCTTCTGGAACTTTAAATATGTCTCGCATTGATACTGCTGTTTTATCTGTAACTTCATCTGTTTCAGGAACTATATACATATATACAGTTAATTATAACGTCCTTCGCATTCTTTCTGGAATGGGTGGCTTAGCTTATTCAAATTAAATAAAACAAGCATATTTTTTTTCTTTATTATGATTATTATCATCATTATTATTGTTATGATTATGTTTTTGTGATTCATATAAATTTTTATTCTTAGTTGACTCAACTGCTAATTTTAAAAATTCTAATTCTCTTTTATTAGTCATTTTTTTAAGTTCAATATCATGATTAATTTTAATGCGATTAAATTTAATAATATCTTTAATCCGAATATTTTCAAAGATATTAACATCTTTAATTTCTTTATTCATTGTTTCAACATTTTCAACAAGTTTATCAAATAATTCAACAGTTAAACTATTAGACATAGTAAAATAATCTATTAAATCTTTTTGTTTATTATAAGAAATCTTATAATTAAATAATGTATCATGTATATTTTTAAGTTTTTCCATATTTTCGCGATAATTTCTAAATTTAACAATTGAACTTAAAATTGTTAATAATGTTCCTAATAATAATGATATCATATTAATAATTAATGAAATAGTACTTTTTGAGATAACCATACTCATTTCTGAATCTGCATTATCATTTTGATAATTGATTAAAGTTAAACGAATAGCTTCAATAAATGTTGTAATAGTAGAAATAATCAAAATTAATAAAGAAATACGATTATATCTAAAATAAATTAAATCATATTTTGCGGATATTATATATAATGAAGTTGTAATTTTCTTTTTATTTTCTTTTATAGTTTTATATAATTTATCTTTTCTATAATTGATATCATTATAAGTTTCGCTCATTTCAGTTTGACAGACTGAATTTCTTTTATCATTAAATTCATATAAAGTTAATAATCTATTATCCTGAGACATGGGTGTTAATGGAGCATTAACATTTACAAAATCACTTCTAATCATCGGTGATTGTTGTTGAGGAGGATTATCCTCAATTAAAACAATCACCTCATCATCTTTTTCAGACATTGTATTAATTATTAAAAATAAATAAATTTATTATCAACAAGAATATAATAACTAATAAGAATATTATTATAACAAATTTGATAGTATATGGACGTTTAATAGAATAGTTTTTATTATATAATTGATTAACAAGATGTATAGCATTACTTACAGCTGTTTCAATTGATGTAAAATGATATTTTGCATTTCCATTATGAGTACCTAATGTATAAATATTATCAGTAATTTTATTATTTAAAAATCCATAATTGGTAGCTTTAATAAAAGCTGTTTCATTTGAAATCCACTGTCCATTTTTATAATAGCTATTAACGAATGATAATGTCGGAACGGGTAAATTATTATAAATTTCATTTAATTGTCTATATGTCTCATCAATTAATTCTTTTTTATCAGAACATTCATTTGCTGTTTTATTTATATTTTTACTTTTAACATCATTAATAGTTATAATACAACTTATAACAGTTTTTGAATTTTTTTCTTTAAAATTCATATAATCGCTTAAAACAATTGCACCAACTCCCCAATTAGTATTACTATGAAATCCATAAATTTTTTTATCTAAATTTAATTTAAAATTCCAATGAAATATAATTGAAATATTTCTAATATATTCTGTTTTTTCTGCATATACTTTTAAATTATTATTAAATTTATTTTGAATATTTTTTGATGATTTTTCAATAATTGAATTTAAATTTATAGGTGGAATAGCTAATATTAATTTTTTAGCATAAAAACTAGTATTATTTGAACTATTAATTTTAATAATATTATTAGTATCATCAATATTTGTTATAGTAGTATTCATTTTAAAATCAATATTTTTCAAATAATTGCGCCATACTAAAAATAATCCTTCATCATTGGGTATTTTAGGTTGATATCCGTTATATAATAAGGTATCATTTAATACATTAAAAAAAGAATTTAATGAAGTATTATTAAGATCTGCTCCATCCATAAATCTACATGTTCTATTAATATAATTAATAGCTTTATCACTAAAATTATTGATAGTTACATATTCATCCATTGATATATTAGTACCATAATTAGGATTTCCGAGTAATTTAAAGAAATCAATAGTCATAATAAAATTTTCATTAATTGAAAATACATTTTCTTTTATTGTAGTTTGATATAATATTTCTAGAAAACTTAAATTATATTTGACAAAAATATCAGAAAATTTAATACCGATTTTTGATAATATTGTTTTAAAATTAAGATAATTACTAAAATAAAACCGTGGACCATGTTCGGTAAAATAATATTCATTTTCATATTTTTGTCTGTTAACTTTATGACAACCACCAATAACTTTATCTTTATCAATAATCATAATTTTATCATTTTTATCAGCTAATGTAGCAAAGGTTAAACCAGCAGGACCTGAACCAACAATAATATAATCGTATATAATCATTATATAAATGAAATATTTTTTAAAAATAATAAATAGATATGAACTTAGTTAATATCGAATTAAATATTTTATTAATTGCAATATCATTAGCTATAATTTATGCAATAGCACCAATTACATATAAAATGTTAGTTATTCATAATAATATATCATTTGAGACATATTTATTATTATCAACATTTATTTTATTCTTATGTAGTTTATTTTATTCTTTTATGTTCCATAATTACTTAGATATATTTAAGGAATTAACAAAAATAAGTTCAGATATATTATTATTATTTATAATAAATATATTTATTGTTTCATTTGTAAGTCAAATATTATTTCATTATGCTATAAAACATACATCTAAATTATCATTATTTACAATTATAACAGGATTTTATCCATTAATAACAATGATATTATCATTCTTATTTTTAAGGGAAAAAATAACATTAAAAATATTATTTGGTTTTATAATATCAATGGTTGGAATTGTAATAATATTTATTTAGACATCAAATTTATGACATTGAATTATTTTATTTCCATTTTTATGGAAATCATTTAATACTAAGCAATCTACTGCAACTTCTTGCATTAATTGATATAATATTAAGATATTCTTCATTTTTTCAATTGATTGTTTATAAATATATTCATCTATATTAGCAACACCAGTTGCATCTAATGTTTTTGTTTTAGTAGCTTTGCCTGTTTTTTTTGCGGGAGCTGGATTAATAGATTTTAATGCAGCTTTTAAAGATTTCATTAAAGTTTTATTTTTATCATCTTCTTCATTAATTATATGAAGATTATTATTATATTGTTCAATTTCATTTTCTAGTAAAGTAATTTCAGATTTATTTGCACGTGCATTTTTATTTAACTTAGTTAATTGTTTTTTAATAGTTACTATTTTAGCTTTATTTTCCTTAATTGAAGCTTTATTTGAATTAGTTTTTGATTCAATTTCTGCTATTTTATCTTCTATTTCAGATATTTTTGCAGCATTTGCAGAATTAGCAACTGGATCATTAACAACCTGTGGTAAATTGCTAATATAACGGTGGATAGTTACATCCCATTCTTTTTTATTTAGATCACTATGAGAGCAATAGCGAGCAGCACGTCCAATTGTTTGTTTATCACTAGCCCATGTAATTAATGGTTCAAATATATGAATATGTCTAACGGCTTTAAGATCTAGACCTTCATTATAAGTTTGTGAAGCTAAGAATAATTTAACATATTCGCCATTTTTATTAAAAGGAGCATTATATAATTGTCGTAATTCACTTATTTCTTTTTCTTTATCAGCACCTAATTGAGTTGTAATAGCTAATATATATCTATTTTTCTTATTACTTTCAGTTGGATTATTAAAAATCTTAACAGCTTCACGAGGTGTTAATTTTTCATAGCCTAGTTTATCAAGTTCTTTTGCAATAGCTAAAATACCATGACCACCATAACCTCTATTTTCATAAAATGCAGAATAAATGTATTGTTTTTGGTCAGAATACTTAGTATCAGTTACAGTAGATAATAATCTTTCTAATTTAGCACTAAAATCATGTAAAGATAAACCTTTTTCATAATTGTAAAGCATATTAGAATAGCGACGAGCAGCAGCCCAATATTTATTTAAAGAATTTGCCTTAGATAATTTATCATAATTTTTAGCAGTATCTTTAACTTCTTTATAAGCTGCAATATATTTTTCAAATTGCTTAGTTGACATATTAACATATTGAGGTTCTGTATCAATAACAACAGGGAATTTACTAGTATCACTAGACATATCAAAATAAGATATTAAACCTCTCGTTTTTTCCTTAAATAGATCAGGATCTTTAATATCATCAAATTTAATTTGCGGAGTATTATTATCTTTGACAATATTTAATAATTTCATAATTTCATCAGGATTATCACCTAATGTAGCAGTTAAAATGAATATTTTTAATTTAGGATATTTATCAGAAGAATTTAATAAAAGTTTTTCTAAGAATGAATGTTGTTTTTGTTGAGTTGGTATAGGTCTAAATAAATTATGAACTTCGTCAATAATTAAGACACAATTATTTAAATTAATTGATTTATTTACAATTCTATTAGCTAATTTAGCAAAAGTTAAGAAACGAATATTATTAGAATTAAATTCTTTTCCTACTTGTTCTAATGTTTTATTATAAAATCGTGGGAATAAGTTCATTGCACATTTATAAAATTCATGTGGAGGATTACTTGATAAAGCATTAATAGTACTACAATAAATAATATCTTTACCTGAACCCCAAAAACCATCCATAATAGAAGAAGCAGTGCATGTTTTACCACTACCAGTTGAATGCCATAATAACATACCTTTTTTAGGTAAATTATTTGCAGTAATTAGTTTACAGATATTATTAACAATTGATTGTGGTACAGTTGGTGGTTGATTAATTTTATTCTTAGAACTTGATGATAATTTTGATGAACTACTGCTAATATTAGAACTAATAATAAAAGAACTTGTTTGATTAGTGCTAACAAAAAAATCGGGGAAATAAATTTTATAAATTTTATTCATAGCATTATCATCTTCATTATGTAAATTATAATATTTTTTATACTCATTTAAAGTATTTTCATCTTTAACATATTTACGAAGATCATTATATTCTTCTTTAATATTAGGATCAGATATTTTAATAATATTTTGTAAATATAAATAATGTTCTTTTATTAAATCTGTATTATGAAAATTAAAATATTCAGGGAAATAATTATAATATAAGAAATCAAAATCTTTTTGTTCAATGCATTTATTATAATCAATTCTAAAATCTTCAAATTTATTAGAATGGCGAATATGTCTTAATAATTGAATAGCATCATTTTTATCATTTGGATTTAATGTAGGTATAATTAAAGGAATATATTTATTATAAATATTTTTAAGATGATTATTATAATAATCATTTAATTCTTCATCAAAATATTTGGGGAAATAACCTCTATATAAATTATGTAATTCTGCTATATCATATGATTTAGATGTAAAAGTTTTCTTAAAATCAATTTTAAAAGTTATAAAAGAACCTTGATTATTTAATAATCTTAATATAACAGCTTCATCATCTTTATTATTTGGATCTAAATTAATAATAAAATAACATAAATAAAGATAATAAATATTTTTATTTAATTGAATAACTTCTTCTTTATTTTTTGATATAGTAAAATATTTAGAAAAATATTTATAGAATAAGTTATAAATATGCGAATAACGTTTATCTTCTTTATATTTTTTACCTAATACTATTTTTTTACGTAATTCAGATTTATAAATATCATAATCTAATTTATACATATCAAAATCATTAGGATCATCCAAATATAATAATAATGTATCTTTTTCAAATTTAGGATCAAATTCAATAATAAGATATTGAATATATGTAATGTAATTTTTATAATTCTTAGTTAAATAATCATCTTTTTGCATTATTTCAATTTTAACACTTCCACTAATATTATCATCAATTGAATTATCACTTCCATCACCATTTGGCACACATCTATTGCCTTTTCCTATTAATTCTAATGTTTCTGGTGCATTTTTTCCATTATAAAAATCATATAAGGATTGTTCTAAATTGTTTATATCAATTTCAGTTCCTAAATCTGATGAAATTTTAGAAGATTGTTTCATATATTTTTCATCATTTTTATGAACATCCATTAATTTTTCTTTGGATATGCAATCTCTTGTAAATTCATTTATTTGTTTAAAAGAACATTTTGGATTAATTTCACAGGTTTTTTTAGCTTTTTTAATTTTTTTCTTAGTTATACTACCATTTTTATAATTTTTTTCACGTAAAAATTTATTACTTTCTAATAATTTACCGCATTCTGCATCTATTTCATCAACCCAGCAATTGCCTTTATCAAATGTATTATGACGATTTGTAGTTTCTCCAACCCAAAAACCATTTGATTTATCACATCTTTTTTCTGTATAAATATCTTTATAATATCTTTTATATTTATCTTTATTATAAGAAATATCAGGAATTAATAATTTGCAATTTTTTTTTTCATCAAAACTATTTTCGTTTTTAAATTTACTAACATCTTCATAATCATAAGGATTTTTATCAGGACGTTCATATTCATAAACAACAATATCATTACATGTTTTTTCTCTGTTTATAAGTTCATTTTGTATTCCTTTATAGCCTTTTATTTTTGAAGAATTCATAATCTATTTTATAAGCATATAAAAATTATAAGTATTATAAAATAACTTAGAAATATTATTGATTGATTTGGCATAATATGTATATTATTACTTACATCAAATATTAAATCAGCAATTTCATCTACTCCAACTTCAATCATTGTGTGTTTATTTTTAACTATCCATTTGCAAAATTTTCTTTTATAATGAAATGGACGTTTTTGAATAATATTTCTTTTTAATGTTGTTGTTCTTGATAATAAATAAACAGCAACAGATGCTGTTGTAGGTTCTAACATCCGAATAGTTGTTATAAACATAATTTATAACAACTATATAAAAATAATCACATTTTTTTATTAAATAGAAGGATCATATAATAAAGTTTCTAAATATTCTGGTAAATCTTTACATTTCTTTTTTGTATATTTATTAATAATATTTATAATTTCATCAATTCCTGTTATTTTAAATTTATGAGTTCTAGCTTTTCTACTATACCAATCTTTTTTCCCTTTTCTAATATAAATCTTTAATTTTTCTTCTTCTGTAATATCATATTTAACATCTAAAATTATACCTTCATTTGTTTGTTTAAAACCTTCAATATGAATACTTCCATTATGTTCTTTATCATGACATTCTCTGCAAATATTAACTAAGTTATGTTTTTTATTTTTATGAAAATTTTCAAAAAAACCATTTTCATCACTAAATGTTTGATAATTAATATGATGAGTATCTTCACTTTTATTTTTATTACAAATTTGACAAATATCCATAAATATTGTTGAATTATAATTAGATGTTTTAGTTTCTACTAATTTATTATTAATTCCCATTATTTCTTTTCTTATTTTTTCCGCATTTGTCATAAAATTTAATGGCATATCTAATGATTTACAAACTTCTATTCCATAAATATTAGATCCTTGACCTTCTTTCAATTTTCTTTCATAAATAATCTTATTATCGGGAGTTATTTCTATATGCATATGATAAATTTTTAATTCTTTTCTATCTTTAATTAATGATATTGATGGTAATTCATGTAAATGACTTGTAAATATAAATGATACTTTCTTATTTAATAATTCATTAATAGCCGAGCTAACTATACAAATACCTGAAATAGCCTCAGTTCCTGAGCAAATTTCATCACCTATAATTAAACTATGTTTATCAGCTCTTTGAATAATATTTCTTAATTCTGTCATTTCTACAACAAAACTACTCATACCTTTATAAATATTATCATTCCCACAAATTCTTGTCATGATATGATTATAAGGATAATATTTATAATTAACTGCTGGAACATACATTCCAGCTTGTGCCATAATTATGGATAAACCAATAGCTTTCATAAATGAACTTTTACCAGATGCATTAATTCCATATAATAATATTCCATTTTGATTTAATTCAATATCATTTCCGATATATTCAACATCAGTTATAATTCTTTCAATAATTGGATGACGTAAATTTTCAGCACTTATAAAAGAATTATCAGTTGTTAAATCAATTGTTGGTTTATAATAACAAAATTCAAATGCATTTTTAGCATTACAGCATGTAATATCAATATCAATTAAATTTTTAATAACAATATCAATATCATTATTATTAGTTTTATAAAATGATAATAAGAAATCATAATATTTTAAAATAACAATTGAATTAATATCGCTTTGAGCTTTTCTAATAGTATTTGATGCATTTGTAATATCATATGATGATAATTTATAAGAATTATTGGTATTTAAAAGTTTTTTCTCAAATTTATTCATATAAATATGTTCTTTTTTAGATGCATTTTCAAATCTTTTCTTAGTTATTACAATAAAATAACCTTCACTTTCGTTATAATCAATTTTACATAATGAATCGTTAATATTACTAATTCTATTAGAAATAATAACTAGTTTTTCATATGCATTTTTATATTTCAAATTTAAATCATCTAAGTCTTTATAAACACCATCATTAAAAATATTAGTTTTAATATCATTAGTATTATATTTTGAACATTCATCTAAGTTTAAAATAGAATAACTAGAAATAATTTTATTAGCATTTTCAATTAATTCTGGTTGAGTTAATTTAAAAACTTCAATAGCATTTTCTAATGAAGATGCAAATGAACCCCATTCGCATGGTTGTATTTTTTTAAGAAAAATCTTTTTTTTAATTCTTTCTAAGTCATTAATATTTGTAAGATATTTATTGATTTCTTTATATTTCTCATCAATTAAATAATTTTCAATATTATTATATCTTTTAATTAATTCAATTTTATTGTTTGTTGGATTTAGAAATCTTTCTTTATATATACGAGAACCAAAAGCAGTTTTGCAACGATTAAGAATATCAATTAAAGGTTTTTCATTATTATTATTACTGATAATATTTAATTGAAGAGCGCTATTAAATTCAATAGCTAAATTTTTAGAATTATCAATCAATTCAGGAATTTGTAATTCTTTAATAATTTCTGAGTTATGTTCATATGCAAATTGGAGTAGACAACAAAAACTTAAACGACCCAGAGAATATTTTTCTAAATTGAGATATTCAATAATGGATAACATAGATTTATTTAAAAAAGATTTTTCTAAGATTTTATTTTGATAATCTATTTTTTTAATATTAGAGCTTAATTCATAATCTTCCCATTTTGCATGAATAAGAGAATTATTATTTATAACATTCAAAATAGATTTTTTTGTATTATCATTTAATTTATCAGAAAGAATAAGAATTTCGCATGGATTATAAATAGTTATTAATCTATATGTTTCATCTAATGTATATTGAGGATCTGATTTTGAACTGGCATTTTCATAGATAAAAGAGCGTCCTGTTGTTAGATCAACACCAGTAATACCGACAATAAGAATATTATCAATTTCTTCATAATATAGAACCATAATATAATTACTTTTCTTAGAATTAATATTAATATTAGTAGCTGGACTTAAAATTTCTGTTATTTTTCTTTGAGGTTCAGGAGGTTCAGTTACTTGTTCAATTAAAATAATAGTATAATTATTTTGTAAGATTAATTGAATATATTTATTAATAACATAACATGGAAATCCACACATAATAGGATTATTACGTGAAACTTCTAAAATAGATTTATTCTTTCTTGAAATTTGAATATTACAAATATCAGCAATTTTATATAAATATCTAGAATTGGCATCAATGTCATACAATTCAAAAAAAGAACCTACTTGAATTAATATTATTGTATTTTCTCCATACTTCTTACGATACTCATCTAGATAATTTAAATAATCATCAACAATCATTATATTTCATCTTATTTATATTAAATATCTTTATATATATTTAAAGATAATTTTTAGGTATATAAATGAAACTTATATTTGCATATATTAAATAACTTTAAAAATTTAAATTTTTATATTCCTTTTTTTCTCAACTATCAATTTAAATAAAAATTGATATTTTTAATTGATTTTTAAAATTAATTAAATGTCTATCTTATTGATTTTAATTTTAATTCCATTAAGTGCTTATATTTTAATTAAAGATACTATTAAAAAAAATAATAAACTAATGGAATTAAAATCAGAAATTATAAAAATTAATTCTATATGCGAACCATTAGAATTATCAAAAATATGTATTATTTATAATCATCATAATATTACTTATAATCATATATATTCTTCTATAATTATTATTTTAATAAATATTATATTATTAATAATTTGTTTAAAATATAATCCAAGTGATATTTATAATTTGCAAATAAAAATGTATTTATCACAGATTGTACCATTTATTATGATTATATCATTAATTATAATATTACTAATATTATATTTAGGTAATAAACATAATAACAAAGCTATACTAAATATTAATGAAATAGAAAATTTAATTAGAAATAAAAAAGATGATATTGATAAAAAATATATTGATAACTTATTGATGTTATTAGATACAAGCGATGATATAAATAATCTAAATTTAGTTATAGATGAATATATATCAAATTATTCATATTTGCATAATTATAATAAATATTTGAAAAATGCAAAGAAAGATAAAAAGATATTTATTATTGAATTAGAAAGAAAATTAATTCAAAAGAAAAATAATGAATTAACAAATATTATGAATGCAAGATTAAAAACATTTCAAGAAATTACACACGAATTAGTTAAATGTGAATTAGAAGAACTTAATAAAAAAATATATGATTATAAAATATATTTATTAATAAAAATAAATGCTATTAATGAACAATCACAAATAAATTCAATTATCATTAATATCAATTAAAAATGATTTAAACATTTATTATTAATCTCTTTAAATATAAATATGACTGATATAAATGAAGATGTATATTTATGTATTTGCGATAAAAATCATGTAAATATTACATGTAATTATAAATTATTCAACTCTTTTATGGAAGCTAATAATTATTATAAAAAGAATTATAATAACAATAATCATATATCAACTATGATATCAACAAAATTTATACCTAGAATATTTCAAAAATATTATTTGAATTATAAATTATCAACATTATTATTACATTTTGACGAAAATAAAAAGATTTAAGGAGATTAATAAGAAATCTTTAAATATCCATAAAAAATGATTTAAAGAGATTAATAAGATTTCTTTAAATATAAAAAAATGAAATATGTTAAAATCGTTATTAATGACGCAATAATAATTGATGATATAAATGAAACTTATATTTGCATATATTTTCCTGAAAATATCAAAAATTTTAGAAATGATAATTATATTGCATCAACAATTTATATAAATAGGTTTGATGGAACAATTAAAAATAATTATTATAATAAATATTCAAATGGTATAGAATTAAATAATTTCAAAATTGTAAATAACTTTAAAAAGATAAATTTTAATTTCAAAAATTTCATTAAAAATAATAGATTTGTTATTGATTATAAAAATAAAAATTTTAAATATTATATTCCATTTTCTCAACAATCAATTTAAATTAAAAATTGATATTATTTTTTATAATTATTTTAAAATAATTATACTGATACTAATCATATATTAACGATTATATTAACAAGATATATACCCAGAATATTTCAAAAATATTATTTGAATTATAAATTATCAACATTATTATTACATTTTGACAAAAATAAAAAGATTTAAATCAATATTATAAATTTTCAAAGAAAGATTTATGTTTTTTGTAAGTTTTAATAGAATTATTTAATGTACTTCTTTTTAATTTATATTCATCTTTTTCAATTAATAGTTCAGATAATAATTTATCATTAATATTAAGTGGATTATCATTAGTATATAAATCAGTATGTATATATCTATAAAAATTATCCATTATATAATTCTGAAATTTACGTAATTCATCACAATTATATTCATATTTAAATTTTTGTAAATATGATTTAAACCAAATATCAATATGTTTAAAATGATTTTTGATAATTTGTGTATATTCATTAATAAGATAATTTTGTAATTTTTCAAATCTGGCTAATTTATATTCATTGTTAATTTCAAATAAATTATTAATATTAATAATTATTTTATTTATGATATTATTTTTATATTCTTCATATTTATTTGTTATATGTTCCATATCTTGATTGTATTTTAAATAATTATAATAATTATAATCATAATTATAATCAGGAATAGAATTAGAACTACCATCGAATATAAATGCTAATCTAGGTTGTAATAATATATTAAAATTACTATTAGTTTTAATAAATTCTAATAATTCTTTTAATGTTATATCTTTACCTAGTTCATTTAATTCATTTTCTAATTTTATGATTTGGTTATTGGTTTTATTGATGGCGTCATTTTTCCAATTAGTATTAATAAAATCATTAAACATTTCATCAACAGTAATTAATAAATTTTCTAGAGTTATATTTTTATTTATTTCTTCTTTTAATGAATTATCATCAATATTATTTAGAAGATTATTTTCAAACCATACATTTTCATTAATATCTTTATTTTTATGACTGATTACTCCAATAACCTTTTTAATATTTAATTTTTTAATTTCATTATTTTTCATTAAAATTCTATCTACAAATAGTTCTATATCATCATTATGTAATAGATCAACCATAGTTAAAGCAATTAAACAATCTTTTGTTTTATTAGCATCATTTACCATACCTAATGCTTGATTTGCTGTTAATCTCGTAGTATTTGCAGGTATTACACAAATAATTAATGTATTTGGTTGATTAATATATTTATTAATAATATTTTTAGATTTGTCTCTCATATCAGCAGGATATTCAATAATACCTGGTAAATCATAAAAAGTACTATTAATAACATATTGATTAGAAATTTTGATATATAATTCATGATCAATAATATAATCAATTTTATTCATAATTGCTGATACATGCAGTTTTGTTTTTTCTTTATCAGTTAATTTGATTGTATTATCTTTAAAAGTAATGATATATTCTTCAATATCAGAATTAAAAAGTTCAATTTTAATTGGACATTTAGTGCATAAATTTTTATCAATTGGAAAAATATCACATTTTAAGATATTTCTAATTAAAGAAGATTTACCAGAACTTTCATTACCTATATTTACAATAATAGGTAATTTATATTCATCAATTGGAATATTTAAAGTTTTAAGTTTATTAATAAATTTTGTATATTTTGAATTTTTCATTTTCTCAAAAAAATTATTATCATTATAAAACATAGTTTTGGTTGTTTGTTCTTGAGATGATTTAATTGATTTACCTAGTAATTTTAATGTATCAACTAATTTATATAATTATCATAATTAATTCTTTATTTATTATCCATTCATCTTTGATTATTTTTCTAGATTACATGAAATTAATTGTATAGTCATATCTTCAAATCATTTTTGTATAAAATTATAATAATTATAATAAAAAAATGATTTGAAGATATTATATTATTTTTGTACAATCTATTCAAATGTTGATCATTGGAATTGTTATTATTGCTATTTTGATTGTTTTTATTAGTGCTACGCGAAAAGACAAATTGGAAACTATTACTGATATCTTTGATACGTCAGATGATATTGTAGTTATCAGTTCTAAATTGAATGACTATATTAAAAGCAATAGTTATACGAAGGGCAAGCATTTTCTTATGTTTTCTATCATTCGGTCTTTGACTAATAAGAAAAGAATAGCACTTATAAGAGCAATGAGGAGTAATTTTATTAAAAATGATATTACAATTATTACAATGGATATTATTAGTGATGAAGTTGCAAATATTGAAGATGATATAATCACTTATAGAACTGATTTAAATTCTAAGTTGTTCAAGATCCTGCAATTAGATAATGGTGTGGAAAATATTGTCTGATTAAAATAGTATATAAAGAACAAAATCCTCTTTTGAAGGTTTTTGTTCTTTTAATTAAAAAATAATTGATGATAATATAAATTTAATACTATTCATTAAAAATATTGAAATATTAACAATACTAAAAATGCAAATAAAACAAATGCCAATAATTATATTTGAAATAAATAATATAAATACAAGAGTATAGTTTAAAGTATTTAAAAATATTTTATTAAACATGATTTATAAACAAATTATGCTAATTGATAATTATCAATTTTTTATTCTTTTAATAAATGATGATGATTAAATAAATATAAAAAATTCAGTATTTATTATATTAATTGTGAATGGATATTGAAACTTTTTATAATACTATTGCAGATGAATTTGATAAAACCAGAGTACGTCTTTGGAATTGTGTTAAAAATTATTTAGATACATTTGAGAAGAATTCATATATTTTAGATATAGGCGCTGGTAACGGTAAATACATGAATTATAGAGATGATTTAATTATGAAAGGTATTGATATTTCAATAGAATTAGTTAAAATATGTAAGAGTAAAAATTTAGATGTTATTCATGGAAATATGACAAATTTACCATTTGAAGATAATACATTTGATGGTTTATTATCAATAGCTTCTTTTCATCATTTGGATAATGAAGTAGATAGAAAAAAGACATTAGACGAGATGCACAGAGTATTAAAAATTGGTGGTAAATGTTTTATTGAAGTTTGGGCAAAAGAACAGAATGACAATTCCAATAAAAATACATTAGAATTTAAAAAAAATAATAATTTAGTTCAATGGAAATCAATAAAAACAAATCAAATTTATTATAGATATTATAATATTTATTCAAATAATGAATTAATGGAAGAAATAATAAGATTAAAACCAGAATTTAAGATAAATACTTTTGGTTATGAAAAAGGCAATTATTATATAATATTAGAGAAATAAAAGGATTTAAAGGTTTTTTTTATGAATGTCTTTAAATCATTTATATAAAAAATAGTTATAAACATAAATAATAATAATGAATTATATAATTAAATATTTTTTTGGTGTAATGAATGAACAAACAAAAAATAATGATAATAATAATGATACCAATAATGATCAAGATTTAGATTATAGAAAAATTAAAAATTATTTGAGAAAACATTCATCAAATATTAATGATGATTATCAACTGCGAATGAAACTTCAACAATTATTTTATTATAGCATTGATGATATTCCAATTGCTATATTAAAAGAAGATGATGAAGTTTATAAAAATGATAATTTTCCATATTACTTTCACAATAAAACGAGAGAAGAAATTATTGAAATTTACAATAAAGAAGTTAAAACTAAATATTTAATTAAGATTTATAATAAAGAAGAATTGAATGATTATGATATTAAAGAAAATATTTATTTGGATATTTCATCAAAAACATTTAGACCCGTATATAATGAAAATTGGAAACAAATAAGTGAAGAAATTAATAAAGTATCATTTGATAAGCAAAATAGTTTTTATTCAGATTATTTAAAATATCATTTAAAATATAATAATTTTCCATCTTTTAAAGAATTTATCAAATTTGTATATGATAGATATCAAAAACCAGTTCATAAAGATATTAAAATTGTTTATAATAATATTGATAAATCTTATGAAAATGTTAGGAATTATATTCGTAATAATAATATAAGATCCAAAGATGTAAATAAAATTATTAAATTATCTACATCAATTTCTAATCGTATTATGATTGAAAAAAAATGATTATTTTATTGAAACTATAAAATTATATAAAATGACACATAAAAATATTATAGATAGATCAATTTATTATTTTATTTATAAGTTTTCAAATTACGATACAATTATAAATAATGAGGAAAGATTAATTAATATCATAAGTAAAAATTCAGCATATTTAAAAAATAGTATTAAAAATTATATTAATGATAATGATAATAATCATATTGATATCAATAATATGTTTAGAGATAAACATTTAAAGAAATTAATTAAAGGACAGATTGTATATGATGAAATGTTAATTTTAATTGAAAAGAAAAATAAAGAGATTGAAGAATTGAAAAAACAATTGGAGGATAAATCATTGGAATAATCAAATTTATTTGTATTAATCAAATTTAAAAATAATTAAAAATGATTATTTATTTATTATTTTTTTATTATGTCCATAGTTATGACATCACCCACTTTTTCATTTGATGAAAGTAAATTTATATACAAGTTTGCACGTGATTATCACAATGATGCAGATTTTGATTTAGATAAATCATTTAGGGAATATTTCCAAAATTTCATTGATTCTAATTCGTATGATTATAACATATATATATTTCGTCGCCTTCGCATTAAATTCAGAGTTAGACAAGACCAACAAAACATTAGTATTCATGATTATATGTATGAGAAATTGTATGATATAATCAAGAATGGGATGAATGCCTGAGTTGAAAGATTTGAATTTGGATTTATAAATGGCAAAAATATTTTTTGTCATTAATTATAAATAAATAAAATAAAAACTGATTTATTTTTGTTTTTTATAAAAGATTATTATTCAAGTAAAAATGGAAATAGCTTATTTTGATGAGACTAATTTCAAGAATACTATTATTAACGAAAGTATCACAAAAGGAACAATAGATTTTAGAAATTTAATTAGAAATTTTACAGCTAAACAATCAGAAGATACAAATATCAAAATTATTATTAAATATGCAGGAACTCTTAAAAATGCTATTGATATATATGAAAGATATTATTGTTATATTATAGAAATTGATGAAGAAACAATCAATTATTCTGATATGGCATTTGTAATACTATATGAATATTTCTTTTATGATATCTTAACAAAGATATTAGAGACTTCTTTGGAATGCGAAAAATAATAAAGAATTCATATATATAAAACAAAAACTAATTTTTGTTTTTATTTATACAAGTAATATTATTATAAAAGTGAATATAAATAGTTATATATAATATAACTGCTATTGTTAATGCTATAACTCTAATAATTTTAATAATAAACAAATAATTTTGTATAAGACATATCAATAATATCATAATAATAATAATAATTAATATTATTGATAAATAGACCATATTCAAAAAAATGATTTAAGAATTTTAATTCAAATCTTTAAATCATTTTTTTATAAATTTCAGAAAAACAATTTAATCTTATTGCGAATAATAGCACGGCAAATATAGCAATTATTGGTTTTATCAATACAATCAGTGCAATAGGTATGACCACATGGATTACAACAATGAGAGATAGTATTATTGAAACAGATAGTGCATTTATTTTTTTCTTCTAATTCTTTTTTAAGTTCATTAATAATATTATTTCTAATTTCTAATAATTTTGGAGAATAATGCAATGTTTCTAAATCATTTATAATTTTATTTTGATTTTCATTTATATACAATAATTTTTTATTTTGTTGAATTATTTTATTAATATTAATAATATTAGTAATTCTAATAATAATAATTGATAATATAGATTTAATAGTATAAATAATACTAGTAATTCTAATAATAATAATTGATAATATAGATTTAATAGTATAAATAATACTAATAATTGTAATAATACTATTAATAATAATTATTACAATTATAATATAACTATGTAAAGTATCAGTAATAATATTTTCATATATATACACATATTCATTATTATCATCGTCACAATTTAATATAAAATCTCTAATAAGTTTATTAATTCTTTTTAGTATAAATATTAAAGTTTTGATTGGTAGAACTATAAAAAGACTACAATATGAATATAAAGCTAAATCTATTAAAATAATAGTAGATTTAAGAGAAATATAAATGATAATATAAATTGATACGAAAATTGATGAAACTATTTTTTCAGATAAACACAAATGTTTATAATCATCATTTTTGAAAATATTTATAATTTCATAAATAAAGAAAGATACATTATGGAAAATGATTTGAATATTATAATATACTAATGAAATATCAAAAATATTATAGAAATTATAGAGATAGATTATAATTATTGAAGATAATATTGAATATGACATTAAGATCATCATTGAATATGATAATAAAATTATTATCATTTTTTATGAAGATTTTCACAATCCATCCAGCCATAATTAAATAGTTTTCTAGAAATATTTTTATCTACATAAAAAAGATGTTTATACTCAAAATTTCTATTAGCCATATTTTTATGAATATAAATACTTCTTTCGCATTTGTCAATACAATCAAAATGATGTAAATTTCTAAATATTGCACCATCGATATAATTATTATTCTTATAATTCTTGGAAAATGTTTTACCACTAATATATGGAATATATGAACTACAAATACAAATATCTAATAATTCATTTAGATTATTAAATTTATTTATTTTTTCATTAATAATTTTGAAATTATTAATTCTTGATACGACAACTGAAATAGGAATATTATCAACATTAACATTTTTATAATTATTTATAATATTATATTTGATAAGTTGTAGAAATTCTTCTAAATTCTTATTTATTTTAACATTAACATTATCATTGCCAATATATTTATCCCATAATTTATCATGATTACTCATATCATTTTCTAGATGATATATAACAGATGCAAAAGAACCACCTGAAATACCTGTTAAATGATAATTACAAATATTCAAATTTTGCTTGATATATCCCAATGCACCAATGGTATATGGAATAAGTAATCCAGTTGCACCTATATTTATATTGATTAAAGACAAAATAGGCATTATTTGATTTAATATTATAAATAAATATAGTATTATCATTAATTATATTTAATATTATAAAAAAAATGATTTAAAGAAATCTTTAAAATCTCCTTAAATCATTTTTCAAATTAGAAATATAATTTAAGTTTGTTTGAAATGATACCACGACAAATATAACAATTATTAGTTTTATTAATACAATCAGTGCAATATGTATGACCACATGGAATACAACAATATGAAATTGGATTATCCAGACATATAGAACATTTATTTATTTCATTATTTTTGATTTTTAAATCATCAATAATTTTATTTTTATCATCTAACTGCATTTTTAAATCATCAATAATTTTATTTTTGATTTTTAAATCATCAATAATTTTATTTTTATCATCTAACTGCATTTTTAGGGCATTAATAATATTTTGCCTAATTGTTGTAATTTCATATATATACATCTGATAGTTATTCAAAAAAAATATAATAATATTCATTTTTTATAAATAATTTTATTCATTTTCAATCATTACAAATTCTTATGTCAATGATATTTATTTCATTTACTAATTCAAATAAATTATCAATTTCTTTTTTGTGATTTTCAATATTTTCTTTAATACTTCTCAAATCATTAATAGTTAAAGTAATATTAAGTAAATTTTTTTCCATAATAATTTTATTTATAAGGTCATTTTTATAATTGATAAGTAATTTTACTTTAACATCTTTAATAATATTTTTTCTTTTATTTTCGATAAAACGATTAATATCATCATCACTTTTAAACTCAAATTTATTTTTAATGTAAATATCTATAATAATATTTATGATATCATTAATTTCAATAAAAGAATATTTATCTTTATTTACAATTAAATCTTTTTTCATTGTCTTAATAACTTTAATAATTTCATCATTTGTTGAATGTTTTATTATTGGTTCGTCATTATTGCCTTTATCATATTTATTATCTTTATCATCTATTGAATTATGATAAACAAGTATTCCAAACATAAAACCAATTATCATTATAGACAAATAAAGACAGAAATACATTATATAACTATAATAAGAAACATATGTCATTATCTTACGTATTGATGTAATGATTATTATGATTGTTATAATTAATCATTTTTTTTATTTAAGGATTTTATAACGATTTCTTTATATTTAAATGATTTTCTATGACTTCATTGACATAGGAATTAACACTGAAAATGACAATAAAAAAAAATAAATATCTTAGTTATGATGAAAATATTGATATTTATTCATGGATATATATATGAAAATTACAAAAAATTGCAAAAAGAAACTAATAGCCAATGTATTTTATTCATCTAGGTTTCAGCGATTCCATTTCAGGTATTTAAACCTTCAATTTCTTAGCCCATATACATATTTTTAAGTATGCATACTTTGATCATTCTCAAACTTTCAAATCATTATAAAATTCACCAACTATTGTTCCTTAATGCATGGGGAATATTATTATTAATAAATAATATCAATTTTTATTAATTATTATAAATATTAATACAAAAATAATTTAAAAAGATATAAAGATTTATTTTTTATCTTTATATCATAATAATGAATATGAATTTCAATAAGCTAGTTATAATAACCATGACAAATACATTAGCAACAGTATATATATCTAATCATATATGGAATATATTATCAAATATACAAAAATAACTATTTCTTAATTATTATAATGAAGAAGATAAATTTCATTTTGTGCGCTATTAACAATTACAATTATTGATTTTGGATTTTCACTTATAGATTTGATTTGAGATGATTTTGAAGCATATAAATCTTTATAATCCATATAAGTTTTATTTTTAATAGCTTCTTTAAGTTTTGCATATCCATTCATTTTACTATTATAAGTTAATTTATACTTTTGTTTAGCAGTATATTGCTGAAAATTATCATAATAATTTTTAGATTTTAATATTATATCTAGTTCTTCTTTATGATATACTTCATTAAATTTAACATTAGGTTTAATTCCTTTTATTAAATTTTTTTTAATATCAGGTATATCATCAATTACTTTAATATTATATGCTTTTGTTTTTATTTTTTCATCATAAATATATTTTTTAATATTATAATTGATTTCTTTATTATTAATATTTTTTTTATTATTTTTAATTCTATATAATATCTTTTCATGTTCCATTTTAATTTTTAATATATAAGCTGTAACTTTATCCAAATTTGTATAAATAATTATATTTCTATTACTATTATCATAATATCCACATGCACGACCTAAAAAACCTTGAATAATTGTTGTTTCATTTTGAATAGTTTCTGCTTTTCTTTCATATAAAATACCAATATTAGTTTTATTTATTGTATATGAACATCTTATTTTTTCTTTAATAATAATGATAGTATGTTTATTAGGTTTATTATCTAAATATAAATCATTCAAATCTTCAGATGAATCAGTTTCTTCATCTAAAAAATAATTTCTAACTAAAAATTTATCATCATCATCAAAAACATTATTAATATTCTTCATAGTTATATAACTATCACAAACATTTGTATGAACTCTTAATAAATGATATTTAAAATTATTTCCATATTTAATGTGAATTGTTTGTTTAATTTCTTTAACATTATTTATATCTGTTAAAGATTTATATTCAAATATTTGATTATTATCTAGCAATTTTTGAATACCAATATAATTATCTGGTGATTTTATTATAGAAACATTATAATTTGTTTCATCCCATTTATATAATTCGGATAATGCAATATCAGGAGTTGCAGATATTTGAATTATCTTAATATTTCTTTCAATTAAATTATCAATATTTAATAAACCACTATTTAAAAAGTTTCTTCCAATTTCATTTTTAAGTTCTGTAGCAATATGAACTTCATCTAAAAATATTATCATATCTTTCAATATTTTTAATGATTCAGCAAATTTTCCAATTGTATTTCTATGAAAAATATTAGGTCTAATTATATCAATAAATCGTTCTTTAGTCTGTTTTACCCATTCACATGAAGATAAACCAGTTAAAATAAATATATTTAAAGGATTAATATTATCATTTTTGACAAATTCATATGTTAAAGCTTGTATAATTCCTGTTTTTCCCATTTGAGTTTCAGCAACAATTAATGATAATATTTTTTTATCACAATCAATATCATAAAAATCTTTATAAATTTCTTTTGCTTTTTCAAATTGATAATCAGTTATAAATTTTCCTTCTGTTTCTTTTAATCTTTTTTCATTTTCTTCAAAATTATGTAAATAAATACTTTGATTTGTTATTTTTAAATCCATTTAAATATTATTTAAAAATATTTTATAAATTCATTTTTTAAATTATAAAAGATATAAAGATATAAAGACAAAAATTAATTTGCCTTATATATCTTATTTTAACTCATTCAAATTCAAGAAGACCCAGTATAATGAGTTGAATGTCTCTGATACAATCATTGATAATAGTTTGATCAAACTCACCATTAATCATATCATCATAAACGCGCTTAATATCTAGTTTAAAATCAATAAACATATCATTTGAAATATAGAAAGATATGTTTTTTGAATGTCTGTTAATTTTTCTATAAAATCTTTCCAGATTTTTATTATGAGAATAATTGACAATAATTGAGTTCAAATTAAATGCCAATTGATGTTTAGTGATCATCTCAGGACTATTTATGAAATTATCATTATGATAAGTCCAATTCATTTTTTTTTAAATATGCTAGATATTTAATATGTTTTTATTTTTTTAACTTAATAATGAAATATGATTTTATACAAAAATTATTATGTATAATTTTTTTATTATTAAGAAATAGTAATATAAATGTTATCTAAGCTTTCAAGTAAATTTTCAAGTAAATTTTCAAGTATTCTAAAAGAGAAAAATAGAGAACCTATTCAAAAACAATGTAATAAAGATACTATGGTACATACAATAATTGAAAATAGTAATGATGATAGTATTTCTGATAATGGAGAATATAATTTTTCATATTATATTCCAAAATATAAAAAATTATTACGTTTTTATAAAAAAATATTTAATAGTAAAGATACAAAAATTAAAATAAAAACTTATATAATAAAATTAAGTGCGTTATTTACTTACATATCTTTAAATAATTATGATCAATATAAAGCTAAAATACAGGAATGTTTATTAGAAATATTACCTAATATTGTTAAATATAGTGAAATAATATGTTATAGTATCTATAAAAAAGAAATCAAAAAAATTTTTAAAAACAAGGAAAAAATTAAATTAATTTATGATATATTAATATATAATAAATTAATTAAAGAATGTATAATACTCAATAATGAGGCTGTTAGTGTAGAAAATCTAAGTCCTATAAATAATTTTATTATATCATATTTTCAAGACTTAAATTTTAATAATATTGATGAATTAATAGAAGAATGTAATAAATATATTGAAGAATTTGATAACAATAGATATATATCAATATTAGATCAAGTTACAGTAATAGAATCACCTAATCTAGAACGACAAAGAGAACTAGAAATAGAACGAGAAATAGAACAAGAACGACAAAGAGTTCTACATGAAGAAATACATCGAGAACTAGAAAGATATCGAGCAATAGAACGAGAAAGAGAACAAGAAGGAGAAATAATAATAAAAAAAGAAGTAGACCAAATACGAAAAAAAAAATTAGAACGAGAAGGAGAAGAAGAAAGTAAACGAAAAAAAGAACTAGAAATAGTACTAGAACAAGAAAAAGAAACGTATAAATCTAAATCACATCTAGATTTATGTGTATATTCTTATAAAAGTTATACAAATATAACACATCAGAATATGGAAGAAATTGCAAAATATATAACCGCAAATTTTAGTAAAAGTTTAATTTTGGCGCTTAACAGAATTAAAAAAATTATCACAGAGAGTAAATATGTTGATATAATAGATGAAATAATATATTATATAAATAATAATTTTAAATTTTATTTACCTCAAATAATATATAAATTATATATATATCATAGAAGAACCGAATTAGATAGAAAAGAAGAAAGAAAAGAATTAATATTATTCTTTACAAAAATTAATAATTTAATTTTAAATATTAATTTATTATTATATCATAATGCAAAATATAATAATATAATTATGGAAAAAAATTATAATATAATAATTGAAAATATTGAATATAATAATATATTTTATGCTATTCTAAATTATATAATAGATAAAAATTATATAATAAATAAAAATTATAATAATGATGTATCATTTTCATTAAAAAATGAAAATACATGTAGAATAGAAAAATTTAATAAAACAGAGTTTGATTTATATATATTTGAAAAAAATTTAGCATTATCATTAGAAATTAAAAAGCAAAAACAACTAAAAGTAGATAAAACCAATATAACCATAATAAATTCTGATATATTTAATAAGTTATCAGAATTTATTTACCTTACAAATCAAGTAAAAAGTAAGGAAGATATGTCAATTAAAATAAATAGTGAAGATATGACAATTAAAGAAGAAAGTGATTATAGAAAAAAAAACTCATCATATACGTATATTATGTTAAAGAAATTTAACATGCTAAAAAAAATACAAGAAGAAGAAAAAGAAATAGAAGAAGAAATACAAAAAGAAATAGAAGAAGAAAAAGAGGAAGAAGAAATGAAAGAAGAAGAAGAAATAGAAGAAGAAGAGATGCAAAAAAAAGGAGGTGCAAATAAATTTAAGAAAACTGAAAATAAAATTACTGTTATTTATGAAAAAAAGAAATATATAAGAGTTATTTATATTAGCGAACGTAAAAAATATGTAAAAATTAATAAAGTTTTTATGTTATTATCAAAATTGAAAAAAGTTTAAAAAAATAAAAATGTTTATTATAAATGAATAATAAATAAAAAAATGATATTTTTTAATTATAATATCATCATAAACAATGTTTGGAAAACAATTGATTAAGAATAAAAATCATCGCCTATTGGCTGTTTATAAAAATGATATTTATTATTGCGCATCTTATAATAAAGATAGTGATTATTGTGAAGTTATAACATCTATTAACACTGGTGAAAAATTTTATTCTTTGCAAAGTTTCGTTCGCAGTATTATTGGATTAAAGTCTATAAATGAATGGAATGAATGTCTTTATTATAGCAGTTACAATAAAAGATGGAGGTCCATTAAATATTTGTTGAAATAGAATTAATATTATATAATACTAAAAATAATTTTTTGGTAATTTAATCTAATGTAGCTAATATATCATTAATATTTTTAATATGTTTGTTATATTGTTTTTCTGTTAATTCTGGTGTATTAATAACAGTTTCTATTTCATTAATAACAAAAATCATTCTTTCATATTTAGGACTATTTTTTGGAACAATATTTGAAATTTCTTTAAGTTTACTTAGTAAATCATTAACAAGGGTTTTGCAATTTTTAATCACACATGTATTTAATTCATACATTATTTTTGTTTTATTAATTTCTCCTAATAATTTTAATTTTTTTGCTTTATTCTCTTCTACTTTAAATTGTGCATATTTGGCTGCTAATTTTTTATTTATAGCTGCACTTTTTGTTTCTTTTGCACAATTTTGAGCTGCACATTTCATTAATAGCATTACTAATGTAATCATTTGTCCAAACTTTTCACCAAATTCTTTCTCCATCTATTTTTTATAATGATAATAAAAAGTTATTTAAAGATATTTATAAGAATTCCTTAAATCTATTTTTTTAATTCGGTTGATAAACATTCTACGGGTATAATATCATTTGATAGTATATAATTATTATCTGATTTAATAAATTTTATTCCAAGTGATTTAGCTTTTTGAATATCTATTTTTATAATAATTTTAGAATAATATAAAACATTTTTTTTATCTTCAACCATATGAATAGTCTGTCTATTCATACTTGATAATCCAATACCATTCATTATTAATTCACTATTTTTTATTGATGTCCCATGATAAGCATATAAAATATCATCACTAATTTCTTCCCCTACTTTAACTATCTTAATATTTGAATGTCCCTGATTTGCTCTAATAAATTTATTATTTTCAGATAATTTATATCTTTGTTTATTATCATTATTAACTATATATTTAATTATTTCAAATGTTATTTTATATTTCTTTAAATCATAATGATTTAATAATATATTTATATCAATGAAACCATAATCATCAGTTTCTATATTTGAATGTCTTAAAATATATGACATTGTTTTTGAAATATTTACATAATCAACCATGTTATAATAATAGTTAAAAATAACCTTAGATAAAAATAATAAATGAAGTTAATTAAATTGGAATATTATCAAAATGAACTATTAAATGAATTAACAATACCATATAAAAATTATAAAGTATTTTTAAATGAAGATCATTATATTAATACACTTCATATCAAATCTATTAATAAACCTATAATAGTTATAATTCATGGTTTTGCATCAGGATTAGCAACATTTATAAATGTATATGAAAAATTATATAATATATATGATATATATGCAATTGATTTAATAGGTTATGGTTTATCATCTAAACCAATATTTACAAATGACTATATTTTATCTGAAAATATATTTGTTGATGCAATTGAAGAATGGAGAAAAAAATTAAATTTAAAATCAATTATAATATGTGCACATTCATTTGGATGTTATATTTCAACAAATTATTATAATAAATATCCTAATAATGTAAAAGCTTTAATATTGGTTGAACCATGGAATTTTTCAGATAATAGATTAAATTGTTATTCAATAATACAAAAATTACCAATTTTTAATTTTATCAATTTATTAAAAGTATTACATCCAATAAGTTATTATTTTATGTTTATTATTTGCTATTATATATGCAGTAAATTATCTAGACATCTTAAAAATAAAACTAATATATTTAATTATTTATATTATCTAAATATTAGTTCAACAGCAGATATTGGTTTTTTTTCAATTATTGATAATTATTTTTATCCTAAACAACCAATTCAAATAAATAATCCAGATTTACCATTATTTATTATTTATGGCGAAGATACATGGCTTGATATAAAATCAGGTATAAAATTTGCATATAATAGAAATAAAAAAACAAAATTATTTATAATACCTAATGCATCACATGAAGTATATGTTGAACAATTAGACAAATTTATATCAATAATTATTGATTTAAAGACATTCGTAAGAAATCTTTAAAACTATTTAAGGATTTCTTATGAATGTCTTTAAATACTTTATATTATCTACATAAATAATAAAATATGTTCCAAATACTAAAACCATAACTAATGATATTATAAATTTAGGAAATGACATATCCTTTTTATGATGATATCTTCTAATAATAATTGGATTTACCATCTCAATATTTTGCATTTTTTTTGTTTAATATAAAGATTTATTATGAATATCTTTAAATATAAAAAATTGATTATTTATTTTTATTTTTACAATTAATTATAATGTTTATGAAATTAAGAGATTGGATTAATATTAATAACCTTAATTGGAGTACATTATCAAAAAATCCAAATGCTATTGAACTTCTTATAAATAATCCAGGAAAAATTAATTGGTCATTTTTATGTGAAAATCCGAATGCTATTGAACTTCTTATAAATAATCCAGAAAAAATCAATTGGACATTTTTATGTGAAAATCCGAATGCTATTGAACTTCTTATAAATAATCCAGAAAAAATTAATTTAAATTATTTTTCAAGAAATATAAATGCAATTAAATTTTTACAAGAAAATCAAGATAAAATTAATTGGATCAGTTTATCATCAAATCCAAATGCAATTGAATTATTAAAAGCAAATCCTGAAAAAATAGATTGGATAGGATTATCATTAAATGAAAATGCAATTGAAATTCTCAAAGAAAATCAAGATAAAATTTATTGGACTTTCTTATCAGGAAATATAAATGCCATTCAAATTCTTAAAGCAAATAAAAATAAAATTAATTGGCAATATTTATCTCAAAATAAAAATGCAATTGAACTTTTAAAGGAAAATCAGGATAAAATTGAATGGTATGAATTATCTAGAAATGAGAATGCAATTGAACTTTTAAAAGAAAATCAGGATAAAATTGAATGGAGTAGTTTATCATCAAATCCAGCAATTTTTACATATGATTATGAAAAAATAAAAAAGAACTTTCATGAATTAGGTGAAGAAATACTAGCAAATGCTTTACATCCAAAAAGATTATTTAGATTAATTCAAGAATATGGAGAAGAAGAAATTTATAATATCTATTTTGACGAGTGTTAATTTTTATTAAAAAAATTGATATTTTTGTTTTTAATTTTATTTCAAATATATGTTCAGATATTCTCAATTTGATTTAATAAATAAAACAAGCAAAAAAACAAAATTTATATTAAAATTAGTAATTAATGTTATTATCATTAGTTTTATAATTATTATATTTTTAATTAACATTGATACAAAAGATAATGTTAAAATAATATCATCAAATTCAAGACGTATTATTAATAATTTACATAATTATACTGAAACTATGAGTGATTTTATTGTTTCTAATAATAACAATAATGATAATAATAATCAAATAGAAGAATTAAATGAACTTAAAAATATTAGATTATCAATTGACTATTTTACACCTTTGGACATTTAAAATGCCGATTTAACAGCAAAAAATATATTCAAATTAGTAAAAATTTGGTTATTACATAGCGTGGACTATGTATGAATTCTCGTAAATATGTTTGGTCTTCTTCCTATTGTAAATATACTTTTTACAATATTTAACATATTTTGAACGGCGTTTTTATCTCTGTTATGAATTATCTCGCATTTCTGCTTATCCTCTTGATGAGAAAGTAATCCATTAACAGTTATTTTTTTATTAACTTTTATATCATTCGGTTTATGACTTTGTCTTATCATAAATGGTTCTATTTCTTTATGACAACAATTACATAATTTAGATGTCCTAAATTCATTTACTAAATAAGTCCTAAATCCTGCATTTTTAAATATTTTTCTAAACTTTTTACAAATTGTAGGTTCTAAACCACTCATATTATTACTTCCTTTATCATAATCTCCCATTATAAATAATACATCATTAGGTTCTCCAAACTTTTTAGTAAAGTTTTTTATCATTTTACTTTCGCTTTTTTGAGTATTGATATATCTATTTAATTTGAACTTTCTAAAAAAAGTCTTTTCATAATGAGAAAATAACAATAAGTTAAGTTTATTTTTTTCAATTAAATAATTTTTGAACTTTTCATAATGACAAGTTCTTTTATTATGATGACTTAAAACGATCTCAATTTCTTTAATATTTTTACCATTTATAAAAGTTGTATTATTAACTTCTTCAATAATTTTATTATATTTTTTTGTTCTTGTTTCTAATCTTCTTTGATTTTGTGTATATCTAAAAGTTTGTAATTTATCATTTTCATCTTTATTACCACAATATAAAAGATCACTATGACCAGGGTCAATACATACAATTTTTTTACTTCTTAATTCATCTGTAATAATTTCTTTTTCTATATATTTTGTATTCTCTTCTGGTTTATTGTTAGGATTATTATATGTTAATGGTAATCCATTATTACCTAATCTAATAAATAATATTCCAATAGAAATACCATCAGTTCTAATGATATAATTAAATTCATATTTATTCTTTTTATCTAACTTAAAAAATCTATTCCATAATTTGAATTGATTATCTTCTTTTTTATAATTTTTTAGGTGAATTGATGTACTTTCATCACCTAAAAAATTACTAATTAAAGCACAAGTATCAATACATATATTTTTAGGAATAATATTACTTCTTAAAGGTAAAACATTAAACAATTTAATTTGTTTAACCTTATTAATATCTTCTGTACTAATACTTTCTAAAAATTTATCATTAAGTTTTTCAAGTTGTATATTTATATATATAAATGACTTTAAATAATCTTTTGTATTAGAATGTAGGTCATAATATATACTATCTTTATCAAAATTAGTTTTATTAGGTATAATATGTATTTTATGTTCTATAATCCAATTATGATATTTTTCATCTGCTGTTAAATCATTTGATAATGAAACTAAATCATCTTTAACCTTTTTAAATTCAATACTTAAAGATTTATATTTTTCTTTTCTTAATTCTTTATCTTTAATCTTTTTAATCTCATCTTTTTGTTCTTTTAAATTAAATGAATGATTTACAAATTGATTAAGATGTGTAATAAAGTGCTCTTGTATATTATTATTTATATTTTTTTCAATATCAATTGCTTCGTATGCTAAAATATAACTTAATTTGTCATAATAAATTATTTCATTATCATAAATGGTATTAATATAATTTTCATTATAAAATTTATAAAGGTTCTTTAACAAATCGCTATAATTTTTTTCAGGTGTTGCACCTCTATTATCTTTTCTTTTAGTAATAACCTTAAAAACATCGCAAATAAAGTTTTTATCAATTAACGGAAACTCTAAATCATTTTCATAAAGATAAATACAATATAATTTAATAAAATTACAAGAATGAATAACAATTTTATTAGTTCTAATAACTAAATCATTAATGATAGGTAAAATAGATTTTTCTTTAAGAACATTATTTATATTATTTTTAACAGTTTTCATATAATCAAACTTTTCAAATTCATCATCTTTCTTTTTCTTCTTTTTAGACATAATATATATTATTAAAATATCTTTAAATATTTTTACGCTTAAATAGTAAAAAAACGACTTAATTATAATACATTATTAATAATTATTAATAATGCATGAATATATAAATACAGATTTAAATCCAATAGATATAGATGGTGTTTTATGGCTATATGAAATAAAAAAAAATATGAATTGCGGTAATGGAAAATGGATGTTATTTTACGAAAAAAAATTATTTAATAAGAAATGGAACATTGCAACAAAATTATTTAGACAAAATAAATTAAAAAATATTATATCTATGAAATGTTCGACAAATTGTTATAATCCACGAGCTTCATCGCCAAATGAAGGAGTTATAATATTATATTGTGATACTGATAATAAATTTGATATTATAAATGCTGGAAATAATATTTTAAAATTATTTAATTATGATAAAACAATGTATTATAAAACAAATAAACAAACACGTGAAGGAACAATTGCAACAGGGAGTATTAAAAATTATACATATTATTTAAAACCAAAATGTAATTTTATTGATGATTCTGATTAACCTTCTCCAATTTTGCTTTTCTATTCATATAAGCATTATGACGCCATTCTTTTAGTTTCTCTGGATTTTCTATTTTCATTCGTTCCATATATGATTTTGCTTTTTCTTTTACTTTTTCACTATTATTTTCATAATATCTTTTATGTCTTTCCGTATTTGTATATGTTTTTAATTTTTATTCTAATTCTATATTTTTTTTCTTTAATAATTCATTTTCAATCATTAATTTATTAACAATGTCATTCATAATTATGTTATCATTATAATATAAGACGCATAACTTTAAATATTTTATAATGACTAAACATAAAAGCGACGATTATAAATTATCTGCTGTAAAATATTTAAGTGTTCTGTAAGAAGTTTATTAAGATGGACTAAACGATATGAAGAAGAAAATGAAATTAAAAGACATAATAGAAAACCAATATCGTATAAAATAAAAAATGAACATATTAAGTTTATATTAGAAGAACTTAAAAACAATAAGACAATTATAATAGAAGATTTACTAACTAAATTGAAAAATAAATATTCTAAATTAAATATCACGAGAAGACACATTAGTAGAATAATTAAAGAAAATTATATATCATTAAAATTAACTAAAATTAGACACGAACCTATTAAGCGATTTGGTAAGGATATTAATATTAAAGAAAAAATAAAAGATTTTTATAATGAAATTAAAAAATATAATATTGACGATATTATTTGCATAGATGAGACAAGTATAAACTCTTTACAATTAAGACATCATTGCTATAATGAAGTAGGTAAAAGATGTGTAATTAAAACTAATTCGCAAGAAGTTTTCAAAAAATATACAGGTGTTTTTGCTATTTCAATAAATGGTGTTATTGGATATGAATTATATAATAAAGGTGGTATTGACGGCGATAGATTATTATCTTTTTTAGAAAAGTTTATTACAAATAAATATAAAAATAAGGTTATAATTTTAGATAATGCAAGTTCTCATAGAAACGAAAGAGTTAAAGAATTAATAAATAAAAATAATAAATTGGTTTATTCAGTACCATATCAACATTATACAAATAGTATAGAAATGTTTTTTAGTCTTCTAAAATCTAAATTACAAAAGAACCAAGGACTATTATATGATGACTTAAATAATAATATAAAAGAAGCAATAAAAACTATACCAGAAGATTATTATAAGAAAATATTAAATGGAACATATAATAGACAAAAAGATTATATTAAGAAAAATAAAATAAGAAAATACAAGAATTATAAAGACTAAATCGGCATTTTAAATGTCCAAAGGTGTAAAGAAATTAAAGAACAAGAACTGAAAGAACTAAAAGAAAAAGATCTTAAAGAACAACAAGAACTAAAAGAAAAAGAAATCAAAGAAAAAAAAATTAAAGAACTGAAAGAAAGAGAAATTAAGAAAGAGAAAGCAATAAATTTAATCAAATCTTATATTATTGATTATTATAATTCATATATTCATTTAGTTCCAGCATATTATAAAATATATGGCTATTCTGAAAATAATCAATGTTTGATGGAATTAATAAATATAAATAATGATGAATTGTTTAATAGATTAATTAAGATAGATTATGAGAATAATGAAGTATCATTTAATTATTTAGATGATAATGAAGAATATTATAAAAATACTGATAATATAATTGAAACTCATATTTATAATAACTATGATGAAAATAATAGATTTTATAAATATTCACATTATATTTATAGCAATTTTAAAGAAAATATCATTAAAAATCCTTTATATCAAATAATAAAAGAAAAATTAGAAATTGATTATTCATATACTGAACCAAATCCAACAGAAGAATATAATAACAAATCAAAATATTTTTCAGAAAGTTTAAATGAATTCTATCGGATTTACAATAACGAATATCAAGGATATACTAAATATTATGAAAATTATTATAATGATACATATTATTTGTATTTGAAACATAGTTATACTAATTATGATACATTTGGAAATTATCAATCAAGAAGTGATTATTTCGTAGAATTTCTTATTAAAAATGAATTATTTATTAATAATCCAAATTCATATGAATATTATAATAAACTTTATAATTTCTATAAATATATTTGCTATATTCCATCAATGTATATTATTAATGAAAATAAACTACCTATAATTACAAATAATTATTATTATACATATACAATGTATAATAATGTTGATTATAGAGGATATTCAAATATGAATTATTTAAATAATATTGAAAATGCATTAAATATTGATATTGATAGTTACATAGGAAGAATAGCAATTGGAAGTTTAGATACTAATAATTTTTATATAAATCAAGCAGGATTTCATTACTTTTATAATATGCATTATATTTATAATATAAAACCTGATATATATGAATTAGAAAAAAATAAAGGTTCAAGAATGATTAAACATAATTTAACTAATAATTTACAAATAGTAGGTTTGCCAGAACATCAAAGAAATGTAAGAATATCTAATAATTATATGATTCAAAAAATATCTATTGATTTTCCATTAATATCTAATGTTATCTATGATGAGTTTGATTATATTAAAGTTATATTATCAAATATTGCAAATATATATGATTTACCTATAATACCACCTATTAAATTTATTTAAAAAACCAAAAAATATATTTTTGGCTCTTATAAAACTATTTAAAGAAATCTTAAAGAAATCCTTAAATAAATTTGATAGGTTTAATAATTGGCAAATCATTTCTTCCAATATGTAAAATTTTACCAATGATGTACCAATTATATGAATTAAAATTTATGTTATCTTTTCCATCTTCATATAATCTTAAACATTCATTTGAATTTATTGTTGAATAATACATTGTATTTTTAAAATTAAAATAATATCTTTCATTATCTGAATAAATTGCGTCATTTGTTGGTTCAAAATATCCGAAATTGCATTTCAATTTATTTTTATAATGTTTTATATTTTCAAAATTATCATATGAAATCATTAAATTTTTATCACATGGTGAATAACTATAATTATTAATACTTAAATTTTCATTTATAATTTTAGCTAATTTGCTTGTTGGTTTGATATTATTTAATTCATTTTCTTCTGTATCTGTTTCATTGTCATAATTGAATGAAAATATATTATTTTCATAATCAATGTCAATTAATGATTCAAATATAGTATAAATATTTGAAGCAGGAAAACAATGTTTAAAATTCAAATTAATATCTCTGATTTTTTCATAATATATACTTATACTCCTTTCATTATTGCGATGAAAATATAAAACATCCATTAATATCTCATCAATTTTATTTTTAATCATAATATTTTTCATTGTTGAAACATATTTATTATTCTCTTTCATTGGTATTTCTAGTTTTTCAATAGTTTCTTTAAAGTTATAATTGATATCCTTCTTAAAATCTTCAATAGTATTTTTAAAGTTATCATTGATATCCACATTTAAATCTTCAATAGTATCTTTAAAGTTATCATTGATATCCTTCTTAAAATCTTCAATAGTTTCTTTAAAGTTATCATTGATATCCACATTGAAATCTTCAATAGTATCTTTAAAGTTATCATTGATATTCACATTGAAATCGCTAAATGTTTCAATATATACTGATGTTAAATTCTCTTCTAGATTGCGCAAATTATTTTTAATTGATATTTTCAATTGTTTCTCTTCTTGATATAAATATCCAGCCATGATTGTAATAATAATAAAGATTGATAAAATAATACATCTTTTACCATTAATACAATTGCGATTGCGAGTTCCTGATGAGATATCAATATTGCTATAATTTAGCATTTTGTATTTTAAATGTTAAATCATATATTATCATTTTTTATAAAATTTATCTAAATAATAATAACAAATTAATTTAAAATGACAAAAAACTACTTTTTTAAGGTAGTTTTTTGCCATTTCTATCCTCCATATGAACTCAATTCTCGTCGTCTGAATCTCCATTTAAGGTATTACATTCGCTTCTGCATATGTCAATATAGCCCCAGAATATCTTTCCATTTAAAACGGATTGCTTTTCGTTAGCTAGCTTTTCATATACATCATCTGTTAATTCATCATATTGTTCAAGTTCTTCACTCGTGCAATATAACTGTGCGATCTTTTTAAAATCGCTAACAGTAAATGCTGCAAATGACTCCTCGGTATAGGATGCAATAACAGGTTTTATCTCATGATACTCCTCAATCTCGACATCAAATGACACATTAATGATTTCATAACATCTCTCGATGAATGCTTCCTCAGTTGTGAACATTGGTGTGTTTGACAAATAGTTTGACTAATTTGTAATTATTTCTTTAATCTTTCAAATCATTTTTTATTCATTTACTTAAAAATTAATACAAATTTATTTAAAGATTTCTTATTAATCTCTTTAAATAAATTTAGATGATTTAATAAGAACTTTCAATTCATTTTTTATATAATTATCATTTATATCATTATCATCATCATCATTATCTTCGTTTGTATATATTATTAATTTATTTTTTTCAATAATATCTATTATTATATTATTTATGTGCTTAGGCTTCCATTTACCATCTTCTTTTATTAAGCAATTATTATTTTTATATTTAATATTTTTATTTTCTGGAAATTCTTCATTAAAATATTTATATTCAATAATTAATCTTTTATGAATAGGTAAATCTTTAATATCTGGTTTATTTATAAAATCTTCTAAATAATCTATTCTTTCATTTCCAAAATCATTTATATAATGATATTCTATATACTAAATATAAAACCTAATTTTATATTTAATATAAATTTAACCTTATAAAAAATTATAAATTGATCTAGACAAAGCGAGCAATAAGCAAAATTAAAAAAAAATGATAATGAATTTATTAAGAACATATAAAAATATACACCATTAATACAATGACCGAGCAAAAATATAAATGTAATCACTGTGATTATATAACAAATAGAACAAATAATTTAAAAAGACATCAGAATACCGTTCATAAATTATTAAATGAAAAATTATTAAATGAAAAAATGTTAAATGAAACTGAAAAAATGTTAAATGAAAATGAAAAAATGTTAAATGAAAATGAAAAAATGTTAAATGACAATTATATATGCAAAAAATGCAATAAAAGTTATAAAACAAAGAAATCTTTTATAAATCATGATGAAAAATGTAATGGATTAAGTATATTGACATGTCCTAAATGTATGATAACTTTTTCATCAAGATTTTGCAAATCTTCACATATGAAAAGAAATAATTGTACAGCTAAAAGTATAATTCATTATAATAAAGAAAATAATAATAATATAGTTATTAATAATAATATAATTAATAATAATATTGTAAATAATAATAATATTGTAATTAATAATTATGGTTCTGAAAGAAAAGATTATATTACATTTGAAGATATAATGAATATATTATTGAAAGGTGGTAATAGTATAGTTCCAAGATATATAGAACTTAAACATTTTAATGATAATTTTCCAGAAAATAAAAATATTAAATATGAAAAAAATAATAAATGTTTAATAAGAGAAAAAGGTGAATGGAAATATACAAATATAGAACAATTATCAAATAAATTGATTAAAAAGAATTCATATGAATTATCAGAATATTATAATAATAAAAAAAATAATATTGAAGAAAGAATTAAAGATATAAATTTAATTGAATTTATATATTCAAGATTAAATTATTTAGATTTAAGTATCAATAAAAATATTTATAAAGATATTAAAAATGAAATTAAAAATATTATTAAAAGTACTTTATTGATTTAAATCAATTTAAAGAATTCATAGTAATCTCTTTAAATATCTTTTTTGTATTTGATAAAAAATTGATTTAATAATATTAATGATATTCATTATTATTATGGATTATAAAAAACTATCAGACGATGAATTAATTGAATTATGCAAAGAAAAAAGCATTGAATATTTTAATGCTAAAACTAAAAAGAATTATGCAAGAACAACTTTAATTTCTAAAATTAAAAAATTAGATAAAGAAATTGAAATAACTAAAGATGAAATAATTAAAGATGAAATAATTAAAGATGAAATCGTAAATATTGAATATAAAAATGAGATTATATGGACATTATCAGATGAAGATAAGAAAAATAATGATGAATATAAAGAAATTGAAAGTAAATTGCTTAATTGTATTAAATCGTGTCATGATTGTTTATATTCGAATGGTGCTATTGTTGGTTTAAAAGCTAGTAATGATATTATAAGAATTATTATATTTCGTTTATTTAATATTATTTATAAAAATGATGATATTAAACAAGAAATTAAAAGTAAAATATCAAATGAAAATTTAGAAAAATTTGAAAAATATTTAATTGATATTAAAGAATTTAATAACAGTACTAATATTGACAATGATATTAAAATATTTATTATGAAAATTATTATGCCAATTTTACCAAATATTTTTAATAGTGATGATATGATATTTAATATGAGAAATTATCCAAAAAATTATTATACTATTATTAATAAAATTTCTGAATTAATTAATATTGATAATTATGAATTATTTATAAAATTATTTGCTGATACAGGCGGAAATATTTATGAATATTTCACAAATTCATATGGTAAAGGAAATTCATCAAAAGAATTAGGACAATTTTTCACACCATTCAAATTAATTAATTTATTATTATTTAATATTAAAGATTATATTTCAATTGATGATAATTATTCTATTTATGACCCTTGCTGCGGTTCAGGTGGTCTTTTAAATAGAACATCGTCTTTTCTCAATATCAATAAAAATAATATTTATGGTTGTGAAATTGAAAAAGATACAATTAAATATGCACTAGCATCATTATTAGTTAATAATAATTCTCTAAAAATTAATATTTTAAATAAATGTTCTTTGAGTAATAATAATTATTTATTTTCAAATAAAAAATTTAATCTAATTTTAACAAATCCACCATTCGGAATTAAAATGACTTATAAAGATTTAAAATCTAACTTTGAAGAATATAAATTTGATAATTATAAATCATCTTTAATTAAATTCGAAGATGTATATCCTATTAATACTAATAACGGACCTTGTTTATTCTTACAACATGTTATTTATATGTTAGAAGATAATGGAATTTGTGGTATTGTATTGCCTGATGGGAATGAATTAACAAGCAATGGTTTTTATAATATTAGAAAATATTTAATTGATAATTGTAAAATATTAAAAGTTATTAATGTTAGCGGTGGTGCGTTTAATTCCACCGGTGTTAAAACAAAAATATTAATATTCAAAAAACAAAATGGAGAAGATAATCATAAGAATATTGAATTCTTAGAAATTAACAAGAATTGCAATGAAGTTAAATTAATTGCAATTGCTGATTTAGATAAAAATTACAGTTTTAAATTAAAAATTAATCAAGAAATTATTATTTATAATAGTGATATTGAAATTAAAACTTTGTGTGAAATTTGCAAATTTAAAAATGGTACTAATATAACAAAAAATAAATTAATAAAAGGTGAATATCCTGTTATTGGAGGTGGTCAAAAACCATTTGGTTTTCATAATGAGTATAATTGTGATGAAAATACAATTATAATTAGTAAAGATGGAGCATATGCTGGTTATATTAGTAAATATAATTTAAAAGTATTTGTATCAAATCATGGTATATATATAAATGAAATTAATGATATAATATTAAAAGATTATATTTATTATTATTTAAAATCTATACAAAAATCATTATATGATTTACAATCAGGAGCAGGACAACCTGGCATTAAAAAAGAACAAATAGAAGATTTGAAAATACCAATACCATCAATTGAAGTTCAAGAAGAAATTGTTAAAAAAATAGATATATTTGAAAATTGTAATAATGATATTATTAATTTAATTGAAAACTTAAAAGAATTTAATAAAATAAAATTAAAAAATTTATTTAATAAAGATATTGAATTAATTGAATTTGGACAAATGTTTGATTTAATTAAAGGTTCTATTCAATCATCAAAAGTTGTTGAAGATATTGATGGTGATGGTATAATGGTAACACAATCAAAAAATAAGGATGATTATAAAAAAATTAAAAATTGGATAATTGACGGATATAATTTATTTATAGGTAATATTGATAGTGGTAAAAAAATTGTAATAAGTTTTTATGAAGGAAAATGTAATTATACTAATTTAATGTCTTTATGTAAAATTAAAGATTATTATAATGATAAAATAAATATTAAATATATATATTATTATTTACAATCAATAAAAGATATTTTAACAGAAAATTATTTAATAGGATGTGCCAATAAATCATTAGATGTAGAAGAATTTAATTTAATAAAAATACCAATACCATCATTGGAAATTCAAGAAGAAATTATTAATTATTGTGATAATAATCTTAAAATCATTGAAAATCTCAATAAAACAATTGAAGGAAATAAAAAAATAATTAAAGATATTATGACTTCTATATAATCAATCTAATAAAAAATGATTAAGAATTTAATAATATCTTTTATTATTAATAATGAAATTAGATGATTTAAAAATAATATTTAAAGGTGCAGCAGGTGCTATGACATTTGGAGCATATCATTTGTATATTACAACAAATATGATCCATGAAAATGATAGAAATAATCAATTAAGAATTGACGAAAATAATATGAATAATCAATTTAGAATTGATGAAAATAATAGAAATAATCAACTAAGATTTGATGAATTATTTAAAAAAATAGAAAAATTAGAAAAATTAAAATAATTAATCAATAAAATAATCACTTCTTTTTCCTCCATAAAAATGCCATAGATTTATATCAGGTATTTTTTTGTCAATTGAATTTAAATATTTAATTTTATCATTATCATCATATATATCATTAATTACGAAATAATCATTATAAGTTTTAATAATTTCTATACATTCATATTTATTATAATAATATGGGCATTCTTCTTCATTAATATAAGTATCTCTGAAATTAAAATTTTGAAATTCTAATAATTCATTTATATTTGGTAAGTTTAATATTTTATTTAAATCTTTATAATTATTATAATCCTCCAAATTATGAATATTATTAAATTTTAATTGATTTATTATTTTTGTTGCTGTCCATTGATTTTCTCTAACTATTATATCATGTTTCATAGTATTTATATTTGATTTCTCATTTGTATCTTCAATTATTTCAATTTCCATTTCTTCTTTTATTTCAATTTCCAATTCATCATCATTTTTATTAATTTTAGGTTTTGTTTTAGTTAATATAAAACTTTTGATTTTATCATAATCCAATTCTATATCTAATAAAAGATATTTAAGGACATTTTCAATCTTCTTATATTCATTTCCGATATCATTATTGCTATTTGTAGGTAATATAATACGTAAATATTTATCTCCGCTAACTCTTGTTCCACGCCCAATAGATTGAATAATATCTTTATAAGATAATTTATAATCGGTGAAATAAATGATATCTATATTTTTATTATCATAACCCATTGAATATTTAGCAACTACATATCCAATTGAATTTTGATTTTTACCAATATCTGATTCAAATTCTTTAATATCATTATAATAAATAATATCTTTTCCCAATTCTTTTTTAATCTTTTTAATTTCATTTAAATCTTCAAAAGTTTCGCTTGTTGTTTCTTCATTTTTAATAAATTCTTCATTAATTAAAATATAAGGTTTGATATTAATTTTACCAGATTGAAAAGATTTTAAATGATGCAAATAATATAAATATGCGCTTTTGCAACTATTATGAAAACTTAATCCACATTTTCTTTCTTGTTCTTTTTTATTGAAAGTATTAAATATTAAACTATTAAATTCTATATTATCTTTATTTATTTCTTTATCAAATATTTCAACTTTTATATCTGCCAAATATCCCAAATTCATTAATTCCTTAAATCGGATTGGTTCATATAATTCTCCATAAATTTTCTTATTAGTTATAACAAATTCTTTATTAGGACTTGCAGTAGTAAATAAACGATATTTAATATAATTGGTATCATTCATAAAGAATTGTTTAATATGACTTGATCCATCTATAATCCAATTATCTAATGTGAAATGAGCTTCATCAAACCAAATAAATATATCTTTGATATTATCATTAATAATTAGATCATATACTTTTTTATAGGATTGATAGCAATAATTATAAATATCGCAATAAGTATTATCCAAATATTTAAGATATTTATCATTTTGATTTCTTATTGTTATTCTTGGTGAAAATATTAAGATATTTAAAGGTTTTATTTTACTAATAACATTAAAAGCAATTTGAGTTTTACCTGCACCAGTTGCTAAACAGAAATAAATCTTATTATTTATTCTTAATTCTTTTTCAATATAATTAATAGATATTATTTGATAATCTCTCAATATAATTTTATCTTTTTCTTTTTGTAAAATTAAAAGTTTTTTAATTAATTTATAATAATTATTAATAATAATATCTTTATTATTCTCTCTATTTATTCTATTTAATTCATCTTCTGTTTTAGATATAAATTTAATATTATTTTCAATAAAGAATGGTTCAATTTCATTAATTATTTTTCTGTTATAAAATTCTTTTCCACCATTATAATAAATATTATAATCTTTAAAATTATCTTTAATAATATTATCAATTAAATGTAGTTGACTTTGATTAACTTTCAATTCATAAATTTTAATATAAATACCTCTATATAATTCACCAGTAATATAAGTATTTCCTCTATCTATTATAGAAGTAGTTATACCAACTTTATAAACATTTGATTGTTTAAACCATTCATTATCTCTAATATAAATATACCCTAATGACATAATTATTAAAAATTTTATTTAAATATTCAATTTTTAATTTATTTAAAGAATTCTTAATGAAATCCTTAAATATCTTTTTTTGTATTTGATATAAAAAACAAAAAAGATATTGCTATCTTATTGCTTTTTATATGTTCCTCTTCCTCTAATCATTATTTAATTGAATAATGATTGCTGATAATAGTAAGATGACTGTATAGGTGCAAATATGAACATACATCATAAAACATGAATATATCCATAAAAGCTTTCTAATAATTTCATCTCCTATTGACTCATTAACACTATCAATATATGAATAAATAATGCAAATAATCAGGAATATTGAAAAATCTCGTACAAAGCCACTCATTTCAGTATGCACAACACTATCAATTAATCAAATTATCATTTTTTATATTAATACTTAAATTTTAATTCAAAATTATATTTAAGGACATTTATAAGAAATCCTTAAATAAAGATTTAAGGATTATTATTATAATTATTATTTAAATGTCTAGTAATAATATTTCATATGATTTTGGAGGTGCTGGAATAGGTGATAGATTAACTGATATTACTGTTTTATATATATTATGTAAATATTTGAATTATAAAGTACATGTTTATTTTAATCAGAATATTGGCGCAACACAAGCATGGGGAGTAAATAGTTTTTTTGATCTTAGATTATTTGATTTTCCTGAAAATGATAATATTATAATTAAAAATAATTATACTAAACCTGATAATTTTGAAAAAAAAATATTTTTTCCTTATTCTGCTTCTTCTGGATGTCCATATAATGTATATAAATTTCTTAAAAAAATTATACCATCTATAACTTTTGAACAAATTATATCAGAATGGGGAAATAATGCAAAAGAAATAATAAAACCTTCTAAAATAATTTTAGATAAAATTCCTACTGATCTTAAAAATACTTACGGTATTCATTTAAGAAAAACTGATAAAATATCAGAACCATATGCTACGAATACTGATTATAGACATATATCTTTAACATCTGAATTCTCTTTTATTATTAATAGTTTATTACAAGATGTAAAAAATATAATTGAGACAGAAGATCAACCAAGTTTTTTGATTGTTAGTGAAGATAATAATTGGAAAGAATATATAATAAATATTATTAATTTTTATGCTAATGAAAATAATAAAAAAATAAATATTATTAAACTTAATTATGATAATCCAGATAATATTATTAATTATGAAGCAGTTCTGGATCTTTTTTGTTTATCCAAATGCAAAAAAATATTTCAAGGTGTAAAAGTATCAAGTTTTTCAAATATTGCTGCTATTATTGGAAATAATAAATTAATAAATTATGGTCATTTACTGGAAACTAATAATATTATATATACGCATATTTATGCACCAGTTATCAATATTAATGGCAAAATTGAATATGATATTAATTTAATGGAACAAATATTATTAGGAATACCATTTATTCAAAGTAATATTACAAGTATTTATTCATCTTAATTATCATTATCATTATCATTATCATTATCTTTATCATTATCATTATCATTATCATTATCCATTAATAAAATATTATCACGTGATAAATTGAATTTATTTCCATCAATGCAAATAATCTTTTCATTTTTATTAGGCTTTTTACTATAATAAAAATAGTAAATGTCATTTAACATTGATTTATAACATTGTTCTTTATATTCATATGGAATAAATTTGAATGCCTCAAAATTAATTTTAATAGAATAAGACATATAATGAAAAATAGTTATATAATATTTATATAAAAAAATGGAAGAACTAAATGAAGAAATTCAAAAATTAAAACATTCAATTATAAACATAAATGAAGAAATTCAAAAAATAAATATAGAAATAGAAATTAATAAAAATTCTTATAATGATGATGCAACTATTATATATTCTTTATATTTAATTATAGCATTTCTAATATATAATATACTCTAAATTATTATAAAAAATGATATATAATTTTTATATATAAATTAAAAAAATGGCAAATAAAGATTTATTTTTAACGTCATATTTAATGTTAATTATTCATTCATTTGCAATATTTATATATCAACCACCATTTATAATATTCATAACTTATATTATTGGTCCATTAGTTAGTGTTTGGAACCATGGAACATCATCAATAATAGCACAATTTATTGATAGATCAGTAATGGTATTTGGATATTTAATAGATTTATCATATATTTATAAAATTAAAAATATATATGTGTTAATTATAATTCATTTAGCTATAATATGTTATTTCATAGCTAAAATAACAAAAATAACATCATTTCATTTATTGGCACATTTTCTAATAATACTAACACATATAATATTATTATATAGTTATTATAATAACTATTATTATAAAAAAAATGATTTAAAGAGATTTATATATTATCCTTAAATTGAATAAATAAAATATAATATCATATAATCTTTTTTTGTTTAATTCATTTTTTATAATAATAATATGATAATAATAAAATTATTGATATTAAATAAGCTGACTCTAAATTTTTAACTTTTAATTCTAATCTTTCTAAATTTATATATGTAGTTTTTTGTTTATCTACAAATAATTTATCTTCAATATTCTCTTTTATTTTAAGTAAATCTATTTCGTATTTATTTGATAATTTTTCTATTTTATTTATTTGCATTGCATATTCATTTAATTCTAATAAATTATTTGCAACTTGTTTCCTATTTTTATAAATATCAATATTTATATTATTAATTTTAATTAAATCTTCAATCTTCTCTTTTTCTTTTATAAGTTCTAATAATATTATATTTGAAGACATATTATAATATAATATATCAAAAAAAGATATTTAAAAATCATTTATTTTATGATAATTATTTAATTTGGCATTTATGATATTAAGTTTATCATAATTTTTTATTAATAATTTTTCATGTCTTGATTGTAAATTAATATAATCATTATAATAATCATTAAGTAAAGATAACTCATTTAACTTTTTATAATAAAAATCAATATTCCAAATATTATTATAAATATTATTTTCAATTTCTTCTTTATCTTTTATAAGTTCAGATAATACTAAACTTTTAGACATAATTATCATTTATTTAAAGATAATTTTTAAATATCCTTAAATATAAAAAAAATGATTGAATTCATTATATTATTTAATTTATAATGACAGCATCAGCTATTGCTTATAATGAAACTAATTTTATTAATAGTATTATGTATGAATATGATGGAAGTAATTATATAATTGATTATGTTGGTTATTGTACAACTTTATTTGAAAAACATATTGATATTTTAATTAGAAATAATATTCATTCAATTGATAATATTATTGAAATCTATTATACAAAAAAACAAATTAAAAACTCTAAAAAAGTTTATAATAATGATTATGTAAAAACTTTATTAGTTCCTAAATTATTCTCTAAATTTCTTGATGCAATTGATAATCAAAATAAAATTGAATTAAGTGATGCAGAAACAGAGGTTTATTATACTGATGAAGAAATTAATTATTATGATGATACTTTTGATGATTAATTATTATTTTATTTTTGTCTTATTTTTTTATATTTATAAATAAAAATGATTAGTTTATATTCATTATATAATTATGCCGTTTAATATGACATCTATCAATAAAAAAAAATTTGTTGCTGATTGTATCGCTAAATACAGAAGCTCTGATGAATATGATATCACACTTATATTTGATCAATTTTTTGATGAAGTCATTGATGTTCCTCAAACTTCTGGAAGTCTCTCTGAAACTGATCTATCATCGCTATATGATGAATTATATCTATTGGTTGAGAAAGTTCTAGTTGATGAATATGAAAGCGAAGCAGAAACAGATGATGAACAATCATGAAACAATCATTTAAAGATTGAACATTATATAAAAGCAAAAATATATATTTTTGTTTTTATTAATTAATGATAATTAATTTTGACGAAGATAAGTTTATAAAAGAAATTGTTAATTTTTATATTAATAATGATATTTCTTATAATCATAAAAATTATAGTTTATTTTTTGATATTTTTTTTACTAAAATGACTAAGGCTCATAATTGTAAATTAATTTTAGAAAATTATTGCACAAAAGAAGAAATTGAAGATGCAAAAGAAAGATATAAAGATGATTATGTTGAATTAAAATTAAGTTTAATTTTATATAATAAATTCCTTAATACATTATATAAAGAAAAAATTTATCTTTTATATCTAGATATTTTGTATTAATTTTTTTCATTTTAAAAAAAAAATGAAAATATCATGTATAGTAATTTTTACAGTCTTAAATGTAAACGATGAAATGCTCATTTAGATAGCACTTATTACATATTGCACACTTAAATGGTATCTATAAAATTGATATCAGTGTAGTTTTATGGGGTGTATATGGAGTACTACGTCGGAATAAATTTAAGATTTTAATATGCAATAACATAAGTTTTTGTACTTTAACAGAAATATAACTATTATCAATTTCATCTTTAATTGCTTCTTTTTGTTAAAGAACAAAAATTTTCATTTTTGCCCTTATACGTCTCAATATTTAGTTCATGCAAGATGGGTGATCCATCCGATAATAACTTTCCATTTCTTCGCCGTCAATTGCTGTATTAACTTTGAAATATAGAATGTCATATAACGTTCCATGAGTTGCCTTTCCTTCTTTGCGATAACTATCTAGAAGAGCCGCTTCTTTCTCCAAATCATGCCCAATTTCTAGCATATAGTGGTCAAGAATTATTCTGTCAATCCGCGATGAATAGTCATAATAAATCTTTCCAATAGCTGCCGAAATATATTTTGCTTCGTCAAAAGTTGTTGATGTCATCATTGTATATGCCATAATTATTTTTATTAAATATTAGTTTCATTTTTTCTATAAATTCTTAATTATTAATACAAATTTAAAAATCAGAATTAAATAAATTTAAAAAAGAACAAAAACTAATAATTTTTGCCCTTATGGAAAATAAACATTCACTCTTCTATATCAGTATCTTCTTCACTATCATAACAATCATCTAAATCATATTCAAATTTGTTTAGTAAATATGAATATAATGATTCGTCGTAAATGAGTGAGTCAGGTCCTGCGTTATCGCGAAGTTTTTGCAAAATTGATTTTTCCTTTTCAGTATTAAATCCAATTTCATTTATGTAATTTTCCGTAAAAATCGTGGTGGTATTGAGCGAATAGTCCTCACGGCAAATTCTCAATATAGTAGAGATAAATGCCGCTTCGTCAAAAGTGGGTGATGCCATCGTTGAATATGTCATAATAAAATATTATCTATTTACTTATCATTTTTTAACTATTTACTTAAATATTAAAACATATTTATTTTTTAATTATCAATATCTGTATCTGCATCACTTAAATATGTATTTTCCCTTTCAATATCTACTTTACATTGTAATATATCAAATAATGATGGAATATGATTGATAAAGATAATATCTTCATTAAAAGACATTTGAATCATAAAACGTTCATATAAATCTATATCTATTATGAAAGTTTTTTCATAGTTAGAATAAATCTCTTTTTCTTTTTTAGATCCAAATACAATTTCATTTGAATATTTATCATATAATGCTTTCTCATAATCATTACTATTAACAATTGATTTAATAAATTCATTTTCATCAAACAAATAAACCATTTTTATCTAATTATTTTATTTATTTTTAAAAATCATTTTTTATAAAAAATGATCATTATAATTACCATTATTAATATTATTATGGTTTCTTCATTTGATGAAGATGAATTGATTAATTTATTATTATATGAATACAAAACAAATAATGAAAATTATGAAAAAATATTAGAAACTGAAATAAATATAATAGTATCTTCAAATAATACTATTGGTGAAAATCAGGAGATAATCATTCATTATGCAGGCGACGTTTATGATGCTATTAAATTATTTAATCAAAATATAAGAAATATAAATTTTAATGATTATAATAATAAAGAACTATTCTATAAAGATTTAGCATATGCATCATTATATTCATTTCTATCATCTACTATTAATGATTTAAGGATAATTTAAAAGTTTCTTTAAATATCTTTTTTATATTTAATAATGTCAGAAATAATTTTTGATGAATTAAAATTTATCAATAATTTTGTTAAAGAATATAATAAAAATTATAGTATAATATATTTTTATTTATTTCTTGAAGAGTTTATTGAAATTTATACAGATAATAATACTATTGACCAGAATATTTATATTATTAATCATTATTCAAATAATTCTATTGAAAATGCAATAGAATTATTTAAACTTTATTATAATTCTAAATTTGAATTTATTGGATCTAAAATAGATTATGCTGAATTAGCATCAATTGTTTTATTTGATAAATTATTTGATAAATTATTAAGTATTATTAATGATAATTATGATAGTTCCAATGATACTGATTTAGATGATTGATATAAATGACAAAAACTTAATTTTGTCATATAAATTATCTTTTTTAATCTTCTAAAATGAGTGCGTCAATAATTTCATCTAATACATCCATGCAATCTTTAACAACATTTTCAGAATATTCGCCATCTCCATATAAATGTTCATAATAAACACATCTATATTCTACATCAAATCTATCATACAACTCGTATGAAATTTTTGGCTTAATATCATTTTTGAATGAACGCAATCCATGATAAAATAGCCTTATACATCCATTTTCTTCAAAATTCACATTAAGTTCTCTAATTGCCTTAATAAGTTCATCATTTGTATTAAAATTACTATCTTCTATTTTTTGATATACTTTTATACATTGATCTTCATCATTACTATGTTCCATTTGATGGTGTAAATATTATTACTAAAAGATATTATCATTTTTTATATTATTTTAGTAATATATTTAAACAATTATAATATTAACATAATAAGAGAATTATAAATCCAAAAAAATATTTTTTCAGATATATATGAAAGAAGTTATTCTTCATTTTCTTCTTCTCCTATACTTCTTTTTCTTTTTCCTAATTCTTGTTCTTTTTTTCGTGAAATGTTTAATAATATTTCATCATAATCATATAGTTCATCCATATATATATATTTTGGTATATATATTTGACTAATATCAATGTAATGATTAGATATATAATCGTTCATTATATATTTTTAAAATAAAAAAAATAATTTCATTTTTATTTATATTTACTTATATTAAAACTCATTTTATATTTTTGATAACTTTACGAAGAGCATTGCAACATTTATTTTTTGCATCATTACTATATTCGCCATCTCCATACATATATTCATCTAAAATATTATATAATTCTGCAATATAATTTTCATATATATTATCATCCTTTGTATATAAACGGATCTTATCATTATAAATTCTTAATTTTCTATATAAAGAAATTAAATCATAAGTATCATTTGAATTATAGATATTAATTAAATTTAATTTTAATGTTTGCTTTGATGAGATAGTTAAAGACATTATAATTTAAAATAATTAAGTTAAATTATCATTTTTTTATTTATTTTTCATTTATTATAAAATGAATTATAGTTCTATTAATGAAGCATACGATCAAAATATAAATACTGATTATAATATTTTAGATGATGAATTAAATTTAAGTATTTATGATGATGATAATAATAATAATTCAATAGATGCAAAGAAACTTTTAAAAGATTATAGAAATCTCAATAAAAGTTTAAATGAAAATAAAACTGTTAGTATAAATTTAGATAAACAAAAAGAAGATATTATTAATTATAAATGTAATATTTATTTAAAACATCAGAATGTAATGTTGCAATTATGCAGAGAAACACCTGATATGATAGATACTAGTGAAATGAATGATCATATTATCAAATATATTGAATTATTTAAAAATTATGCAGATAAATGGGTAAATGAATATTATATTATTAATAAAAATAAATTAAATGATGATATTGAAAAACAAGAAATAAAATTACTCGCATATAGAAATCTATTTATAAATACTACAAAAGAAATTATTCCTTTTGAAAAGTCAAATAAAAATATTTGTCCTATTTGTTTTGAAAATGAAATTAATATGTGTGCAATTCCATGTGGTCATACATGTTGTAATGAATGTGTTATGCAAAGTATGAAATATCACAATACAAAAATAACAAAATGCTTAAATTGCAGAAATACTTTAAAAGAATATATAAAATTATTTATTCAATTATAGGATAATAAATGAAAATAGAAAATATTATTAAAGAATTAAATAATATTTGTGAAGATGTTTATGAATTACATAATTTAATCATATGTAATAAATTATTAAATTTGAATAACGATATTAAACCACATATTTCTAGGCAATTATTTTTAACTTATAATAAAGAAGTAGAAAATCTATTTTTTGAATCGTTCATAAATGAAACAAAAATTAATAATGATATTAAAATAATAATAAATGATAATAAATGATATTATTTATTTGATTAGTCAAATAATTTTATCATTAAATAAATTATTATTTAATTATCCGTAAAATCATATCATTATATATTGTATCATATGCATTACTTGAAATATTTTTATTATACTTTTCATTTGTAATATCCTTTTTAAACATATTTATAATATTAAAATTTTTCTTTAAAAATATATTAAATATAACTAATAATAAAAATATATATATAAGATATAAATAAATAGATACATAAACATCGAAAAAACTAATATTCATATCATTTCTCATTGAATATATAGGAAATATTTTAAATATTAATAAAACAATTGCATATTTTATCATATCAGAATAAGATATTCCATGAATTAATAAATATGTAAATAATATAATATTCTGTATAAATGATAATATTAATACAAAAAATGGATTTGCTCCTGTAACTATCTCAAATTTATATAATATATACCATATATATATTATAATATTAAATGCAAATTCATTTATTATTATTAATCGTATTTTTGTTAAAGTAATATCGCCAGTATTTAAAATTTCTTTATCTTTAAATTTTATTGATAATATAGTTTTATTATCCATTCTTATTTTTATGTTTTATTTTTATAATCAATATAAAGAAAAAAAATTAATTTTTTCTTTATATTCTCAACCGTTAAAATCAACTATCAATAATCCGAGCATAGAAAACTTTGTATAATGTTATAGCACTAAGTTCTATATAAGCAGTTTTTGCACCCTTTGATAGACAATCTTTATAATAATCAAGTTTCCATGATTTTTCAAAAACCTTAATGGCATTTTCAGTTGTTCCATAATAATATTTAACAACGTTTTTATTGTGAGACAATGATTTCTTTGATAAATACTCTTCCGCAAACATATATAAAATTAATGATATATCATCTTCATTTTTATATTTAAGGAAAAACTCTTTCTCAAAGTCTTTTTCGTCAAACTTAAAACTCATTTTATTTTTTTAAGTAAAATATAATTATTCATTTTTATTAAGTTTTACTTATTTATTTATACATTATCATTATCATTATCATTATCATTATCACTATCATTATCACTATCATTATCATTAGTATTATCATTATTATCATTATTATTATCCATATTAGGAGGGTTAAATCCAATGTCTATATTATCAGTTATTTTACTTAAAATTTTAGGATCAATTTCATCGCCATTAATTAAAGTGGGTGGTTGTTTTGGTGCTTTAAATAAACTTAAAATAAATGCAGGACATAATGTTGATAATGAAATAGAAGAAGTGAATGTATAAAAACTAATAATTGTTATAACAATGTAAATAATACCAAATAATAAAAAATTATTCTTAGTAAATAAAGATCTGTCTTCATTTTCAATAATATTATTTTCATCATTATTTAATGGTTTTTTATAATCATATAAATATACAATTATAAATACTATTAATGATATTATTAATGAAATTATATAATATTCCATATAAACTCTAATTTAAATATAGAATGTTTATTATATATAAATATACGCATTAGGACATATAAATATAAAAATAATTAAATAAATAAATATGAAACTTGAATTGAAAAAATTTGATCCATCAACAATAAAAAGTGATTCTGTTGTTGTTTTGATTGGTAAAAGAAATACAGGTAAATCATATTGTATGAAAGATATATTAAGTTATCATAAAGATTTGCCTGTTGGTGTTGTTATTAGTCCAACAGAAACAGCAAATAATTTTTTTGAAACATTTATTCCTAATATGTTGATTTATGAAGAATATGAACCAGTTATTATTAAAAAATTCTTAGATAGACAGATATCTATAAATAAACAAAAAGCAATTCAAATAAAAAGATATAATTCTTCTGATATAGATAATAGAGCTTTTTTAATTTTAGATGATTGTTTATATGATAAAACATGGCCTACTGATAAAAATATTAGAAGTATATTTATGAATGGACGTCATTATAAAATATTTTTCTTAATTACTATGCAATATTGCATGGGATTGCCACCTGTTTTAAGAGCTAATATTGATTATGTTTTTATTTTTAAAAATAATATTATTAAAGAAAGAGAAAAAATTTATAATCATTATGCTGGTGTTTTTAATGACTTCTCAACTTTTTGTGCTGTGATGGATAGTTGTACTGAAAATTATGAATGTGTTGTTATAGATAATAAAATTCAAAGTAATAAATTAGAAGATCAGGTTAAATGGTATAAAGCAAAAGAAGCTGATTTTAAAATGTGTACGCCTGAATTGTGGAATTTATGCGCATTAGAAAAAGAAAGAAAAGCAAATACTCTTGTTTATGAGGATGAAGATGATGAAGAACCATATGATCCTAGTGTGTTTAGTAAAAATAAAAATAAGATGCAAATTAAAGTTAAGAAAACATTTTAATAAGAACTATCACAATCATTTCTTATTGGATTTATTTTTATTATATTATCATTATCTACTAATGATGATAATATTCTACTATCTAATCTATTATTATATGCATTAGTTGTAAATTTCTGTTTTGTTAAATTCTCATTTTCTATTGGTGATGGTAAGCCATCATATGCTAAACCCATATTACCAATTCTTTCACTTTCTTCTAAATCTATTTGACGTTTATTAACAACCATATTAATATCTTCTTTTGGCACTCCGACAAATTTACCTCCTGCATTTGGTGTTCTTCCCGCTTTCATCATTAATATTTCACGAGTTCCATCAATCTCAGCATTATAATCAGCCTCTCTATCCGTTGGTGTAAATATAGTTTTACTACCAGCAATACCATAATTATCAGTTAATGAATTTTGTCTTTGAGTATTCTTAGCTTTTTCATCTTTAATTAAATATCCACCAAATAAACCATTTAATAATCCTCCTAAAAATCCATATCCTGATCCACCTAATCCAATTGTTGTCTCTTTAACAGTAGTTTTTGCAACTATTGATGGATCATATACATATGTACTATAATATGATGTTTTATTTATATTTCTTACTGTTCCACCACATGGCAATGTCTCTTTTAATGTTGTTCTAGCTCTGCTATTATTTTTAACATATCCTAATTGTTTTCCTTCCATAAATCCTCCATTACCTTCATGAATAGTTGTCTCTTTTGTCGTTGTTTTTGTCATATCATATAAAGCCGAATAAGTCTCATCCATTCCACTTAAATTTCCGCCATTATCTTCATGAATAGTTGTCTCTTTTGTTGTTGTTTTTGCTGTATCATATAAAGCAGAATAAGTCTCGTCCATTCCACTTAAATTTCCACCATTATCTTCATGAATAGTTGTCTCTTTTGTTGTTGTTTTTGCTGTATCATATAAAGCAGAATAAGTCTCGTCCATTCCACTTAAATTTCCACCATTATCTTCGTGAATAGTTGTCTCTTTTGTTGTTGTTTTTACTGTATCATATAAAGCAGAATAAGTCTCATCCATTCCACTTAAATTTCCATTATTTCCTTCATGAATAGTTGTTTCTTTGATTGTAGTTTTCATAGTATGAGTAATAGGATCATATAAAGTTGATTTTTCAGGTGATTGTGGTGCAGCATTACCATTTTGACGAGGATTATCAACCAAATATTCCTTCATTGTTATTTTTATAGCATCAGTAATAGGTGAAACCATTGCTTTAATAACACTTGAAAAATTAGCAACAGGAGTTTCAATTTGAGTTAAATTTCTTTCATTATCATAAATAATTATATTATTTTTTCCATAATCATCATTCTTATTTATAAAATCTTCTTGATTTTTTAATGGACCATAATAATTAACATGACTATTTGTTCTTGTTGATGTATCTGTTAAATTTTCAATAGGTCTATCTACTTCTTTTTTAATTACAGATTGACCTTTAAACCAATTATCTTCTGTTCTACTAAATGACCGATCAGCTCTATTTTTCTCCATAGGCATAACAACACCACGTTGCTCTACATTATTTTTTGGTTTCATTGGTAATGTATAAAGTGATGATTTTTGATTTGATAATGGTCTTAATTCATCTTTTGTTTTTGGTTTAATAAAATTAACAGTGTCTGCTTGTTGAAAACCTCCTGTTCCTTCACTCGTATAACCTTTATTTAAACCAGGACCAACTAAGACACTTTGAATAGGTGATATATTATTTTGAAGTTGAGATAAATTAGTTCTTGATATTAAAAACTTAGATGTATCAATATTATTATTAAAATCAGGCATGGATGGAAAAAAATCTGTTTTAGCTACTTCTGTTTTTCTAGTATTCTTAGTATCCGAACTATAACCCATATTTTTACTTAACCCAAATTGCTCAACATTTTGAGTAATGCCTTTTTTAATGAAGGGTTGCATATTTCCATGTTTAAAATCATTAATATTAATATCATTTCCAGATAAACTTTTAATGACATTAACATTCATATCATCACCAGTAAAATAATGAGGTATAACTCCAGTTTGAAAAGGCATTTGAGCTTTTTTATAAAAATCATCACTTAAATTTTGTTCATAAGCTTTTGTTTCACTATAAAATTTGGAATTATAAATATTATCCATTGATGGTGTATCATTGTTTCTCATTTCTCTATATCAATAATGCATATTTATTTATTAAGTTAATCAGCATATATAAAACCATTATTTGAACCAATCATATATTCATCATCACTATCTCCATCTTCTATATCAACTTTATATTCATCTTCACCCAGATTTTCTTCATAGTCTTCGCCTTTCTCTTTATTAATTTCAGGTTCAACTTCATTATCTAAGATCTCTTCATTATATTTTAAACCATATTTTTTTAATTCTTTTTCTATTTCTTTATCTTCGCGTGTTTTCTTATTCATTCTTGCTAAGATATCAAATTTATTTTTCTCGCGAATTTGATTTATAAAATCAATTTGTTCAGTTATATCTAACATATGACAATTTTTAATATTATTTATTACTGATATAACAATTTCTTTTAATAATTCCTGATGTGTTTCTTTATCAATATCAATTGATGGTATAAACTTTTTATTTACAACACTTTCAATTGATGATGGTAAAGACATTAAACGAATTACAGCAATACGTCTAATACTATCAATTTCTCTAATATTATCTTCTGTGATAATAGAATTTAATTTATTAAGTTCATCAACAGTATTATTAATAGTTGTAATAAAAGTTAATGCATCATTTTTAAGATATTTATATAAAATTTTAGCAATAATAGAAGAAATTTGTTTATAATTATCAAATTTATAATTATGAAATAATTGTTTTAATTCTTTATTATTAAAATAATTAATATATTGTTCTTTATAATTTTCTGTTGTTTTAAATACTGATAACAATAATTTTGATATTAATTCTTCACTAAAAATTGTGGGTTTCTTTAAATCCTTTAAATCGGTTAACCATTCTTGGAGATCAGCTGATATAATATTATATTTAATTGGATTTTGAATTCCAACTAAATCATCTGATGAAATTAATTTATTAGTTTTTTTAATAAAAAATCTTTTATAGCGAGGCATATTAAATACACGTTTTCCAGTCAATTTTTCTTTTGCTTTCTTTAAATCTTGACGATCAGTTTTAAAATATAAATCAGCAGTAAAATTTTCATCAATTTTCTCTAAACAACAACCTTGCAAATATTTATGAATTTTAACAAATTTAATTGATGGCATATAAATTAATGCATCTATATAAGCATGTAAAAAAGTATCACCTTTATATTCTTTTCTTTTTAATAGATCATATAAAGTATCATAATATTTTCTTCCAATATTAACTTTAACTTTCTTAGCTTTAATCTTTGTCATTGTTAATAATTCTTTTGCATATTTATCATTGATAATCTCAATTATTATTTTTTTATAATCATCATCTAATGGAACTAAATTTGCATATTCATCTTTATATAAATCACCATAAACTTCTCTAAATATACAACTCAAATAAATTATAACTCCTTTTTTTGATTCCATATCATATGGTGCACCATATTCATCCCATAAATGTTCACATTCTGGAAATAACTTATCTTGATTAAAAAATAAAGTTTCATGAATTATATCTTTTTGAATTGTAATAGACCATAAAGCAATAATATTATAAATAACATTTTTAAAATTATTAAAATATTCATTCATTGCATTTATCATTTTATCTTTGGCATTTATCAATATATATTTAATTGGTTTTTTTAAATAAGCATTTAATTCATCATCTTCAATATTTGGAAAATATTTATATATTATTGTTATTTTTGGTTCTATTGTTCTATAATTATTAAATAAATATGAAACTATCATATCATAATTTATTGGTAAAGCACTTATTTTTTGCATTCTAAATAAGAAAGGCAATGTCATTTTTAATAATTCTATAAAACCAGCCTCAATAATATAAAATTGATTATTATAATATTTATTAAATTGTGTTTCATCTAAGTCAATCTCTTCTTTTTCATCATCATATTCATAATTATCTTCTTTTTCATTTGATTGACCAATTTTAATTGGTATTCCTTCATAATTAGCTTCATCAGCACCAATATGAATTTCATGTTCATCATCCGCGCATGAAAAATTTAATTTATAAATATCTACAAATGAATATTTTAATAATTCAAATCTAATCTCCAATTCATCTAACTGATTTATAATATTTTTTTTATTTAATTTACTATAATCTTCTAATTTTAATATCGCATCTTCCAATATTAAATTTTTCCTTAAATCCCTTAAATTATTTATAACTTCGTCATAATTTTTATCATTAATATTTGTTATAATTGAATATAAATCGCGTGTAATATCTAATTTTTTAACAACTGAACGTTCTTTTTCAAATGTTTTTAATTGTTTATTAATAATATTAGCTGATTTTATTGTAATATCAACTAATATTTTAAGTTCTTTAAGAATATTAAAAAAAGTAAATCTAGGATTAATTAATTCAATAGCTTTTATTTGAATTGAATTATAACTTATTTTTTCTATACTTTTATTTTTATTTAAATTATTTAAATGATCTTTAATTATTTTAAAATCATATTGTGATATATTATCCAAATTATAATTATATTTTTTTAATAAATTATTTATACTAGAATAATTATAATTATCTTTATCTATTTTATCAACTGGTATTTGAATTTTATATGATTTTATTAAATCTTCAAAATCTTTATTTTCTGATGTTGCATTTATACTATCATATTTAATCGGACTATATAAATGAGACATTATTTTGTCATTTAAATAATCATCTAATATACAAACTGGACTATAAAAATATACACCTATTATTGGTATATTTGTTTCATCGTCCTTAAATACAATAAAATTATTATCTTCTGATAATTCTATTACAGTCTTTTGCTCAGCCTTAAAACGAAGTCTATTATTATCAGCATCATAATTTAAAGGAAACCATAGTTTATTTTTAGAGGTTAAAGCAAGATTAGCATCATTAATTTTATCATATTTTTTGAGATCTGATATAAATTCTTCAATATTTAAATCTTCAAAATTTCCACGATTTGCATCAGCAATAACTATAAAATTATTAACATTTGTTTTTTTATTAACAACTTCATAAAATAATTTTAAAAAACATTCAGTTTTAGGTTTTGTTTTAACAAAATTAAATAATTCATTATAAATTTCGTCTTTTGAAAAAGCTATGAAATTAGGATTATTCTTAATTATTTCATCAATACTAACTAATTCAAAATAATCTATTTCTGGAATTTCTTCATCTAAATAAATTATATCATCATTGTCTTTGTTTGACATTTCTATTATTATTTAAAGATATTTAATAATAATATTAAATAATGAAGTATTTTAATTTATTATTCATTCTTTTAATATCATCATTATCAAATTTATCATCTTTCACATTACATATTAATAATCATTATTCTACTATTGCAGGTAAAATTTTTAGTTTAAATTCAATTCTTAATTATGGATTTTATTATTATAATAAATATAATTATTATGATGCTAATTTTTGTGATATAAAATTTTATAATGAAAATAAAAGTATTCTTTTACAACTTAATGATAAAAATAATATTAAATATTTATTAAAAGATAAATATAATTATTTTATATCATTTGATATTTTCAAATATAAATATAAAATCATTCTTAAATCTAAGCCAATTACTTATAATTATACAGAAATTGATATTGATATCAGACAAAATAGAAATAATAAATTTAATAATACAGAACTAAATTTTAATCATTATAGAAGAATTGATAATATTATTTATAAATATATATATAATAATATTATTCTCAAAAATAAAGAAGATATGTCTATTGAATTATTTAAATTTTTTAATAGCTATTAATAGATTGTTTACATGATAATATATAATTAGGTTCTCCAAATGGATATCCAGGTGAATAATTTTTATTATTTTTATTTAAATTTTGCCAGTGATTTAAATCTCCACTATCCACAACATCATTATTTCTTAATGGATAAAATACATTTTGATCCTGTGGAGTTTCAACTAATGGAACATGATTATCTTTTGCTACCATACGATAATTAATGCCTATTCTGTCAAATTTTTCTAGCGCTGTTTCCTGTGGATTCCAAAACAATGGATCATAACGATTAATTCCAGTTTCCTTTAATGTGCATGGTGGATTTGATAAACGACATGATTCTGTTGGAATAGCACATTTTCGCGTATCTCCATTATATTTTGTTTTACATCCAGTAGATACATAACTATTGGGAGAATAAGCATCTTTATTACATTTAGAATTTTTATAATTTAATCCTGATAATTCATTTGAATCATCAACTGCTTTTTTCATAGTACATGTATGTTGTCCATAACCTTGAAATCTTATGAAAGGATCATCAGGCATTACTACTCCACAATCATTACAATCATTATAAGGAGAATTTAATTGATATATACCTGGAAAAATAGAACGACTTAATTCTTCCTGATAACTTCCAGAATCATATTTTAATCTTGTATCATTTGGAATATTCATTATTTCTATTATTAACAATTATTTATTTTTAATGGTGGTGGCAGTGGCACAGAACGATACATTATTGATTGGCATGATGGTAAATGTTTCATTTGTTGATCTATTGGTGCTGTCTTATCATTTGTTATTATTCCATTATTACTTGGAGTATATAAATTATCAGGACATTTTGAAATTATTCGTGTTTGACCACGTAATTCACTTTCTAAATCTATCATATTTCCTTTAATATGTGAAACAGATGTTCCACCTACTAATCCTAATTGATGCATACATTTATTTCCATTCTCATATCTATCAGGGGATAATATATATCCCAAAGTATCAACACTTGATTTTAAATCAACTTTATAGGAACAATTATCATATTTAGTTCTATTAAAACTCATTTTACTTATTCTAATATAATATTATAATATTATATTATTGGTTTTTATTAAAATTTAATCTATTTATATATGAACGTGTATCTTCACCGCCATTTGTCCATATTGGAACTATATGTTCTGGATTTTGTATATCTTTTAAACAATCAACTAATGGTATAGGTTGTTTTATTTGTCTTTCCATTATTCTTTTTTTACATGAAAATGATTTATTTTCACCACCACTAGCATAAAAACTGGAATCAGATCCTGATAATATATCCAATTCTTTATTTATATCTCCCAATGAACCTTTCATTGTTGGACACGCATCAAATAAACGTCTAAATAATTGCAATTTACATCTATCTCTCGTTAAACTTTCTTTATTATTTATTAAACTACTATAATTATCTATTAAACATGGATCTGATAATCCATAACCTGGACGACCTCTTAAATTAACATGATCATACATAAATTCAGGCAACCGTACATTTGGATCAATACAATCAATGAATTGAGTTGAATAAGTCTGATAATCATTTATTTTTTTATTACCATAATTTTTTGATTCCTCCCAACATGAATCAGAACATATACTATTTTGTTTATCAAAATATGTTGCCATTATATCTAATTATAAACTTATATTATATTATTATAACACTGAATACCATTATTTTCTTTACATGTTTTATCCCGATAATATAACCATTTTTCATATGATTGTCTATCATTTGGAATAGTTGTAGCAGGAACTGTATAAAATTGTCTTTCAGAAAAATTACGTTCATAAATATCATTTATATCTTTGAAAACATTTTCCTTAAAATATGTATTTATATTATTATTTATTTCTTCTTTATTAAATGGACAGGCTTTTATATTATTATTATTATTTGTATAATCTATTATTGATGGGTTCATAAATGGATTATCATGAGATGGTTTAACGCAAATTTTATTATCATAAAAACCTAAATTACGATTACTTAATGTTTCATTTGTATCTATTTTAATTTGTTCATCAAATAAATAAATATAAAATATAATTATTAATAAGATTATACCCAATAAGATAAATATTGTATTTCTAAAAATTAATGAAAATATTAAACTTAGAAATATTATTAAATTAACAATAGCTAATAATTTTTCCTTAAAAGTCATATTTATCAAAGGTAAAAAATTTATCATCATTATCTATAAAATAAGTTGAAAAGAAAAATAAATTAATTATTATTTAGTTTTTGTTTAAGTTGCTGTTTCTTCATTAAATTTCTTAAAGCCTGATTATTAACTCCCGAACGAGTTTTACCACCACCGCCCCCGCCGCCATTCATATTTTTCATCATACTCATCATATTCATCATTGATGACATATCAAATCCACCACCAGATCCTGACCCATTATCATCGGAATTTCCTCCAAATAATCCAGGTAGAAGTGATGCAAATTTCATAGCATCTTTCATTATTGCTTCTTGTGATAATTCACCACTTGAAATCTTACTGGACATCTTTTGACTTACATTTGTAAATAATTCACCAAAACCACTATCTGGATTAGCAATAGCCTTAAATATATCTCCCTCAGATGTTATTGATTGTTTAATCTTTGATAGATCAATGTCATTTATTATTTCTTTTGCTATTTTTCCAATAGTAGTATCTTTTAGACTATCCATTCCATCAATACCAGGATTTGATTTAATATTATCAGCCTTTAATTCATTCAGACGTAATAGAACTTTCTTTATATCAGCATTTTCAACATTAATATCAGTTTCTGGTTCTTCTGAAACTGATTGAAGAACTGTTAAAATTAAAGTTATCTGTTCTTCACTTAATTCATTCGTATAAATGTAAAGAACACTTAGATAATGATGTGATATGAAATTATTTCTAAGTAGTTTGATTACATCTTTTATAGTAATATTTTTATATATTTCAACTGATGTCTTTGTTTCATCTGCAAACCATTCATCACAATTATCTTTATCCAGAGCTATATAAGAAGTCCAAAAATCAACATTACATTGTTCCTTAAAATAATTTATATATTCATCAGATGATTTATTATATGTTTGATAATTATCCTTTATAGTCTTTAATACTTTTTTAGCAGTTTCACTCTTTGTTTTATGTTTCTTAGATATATTTTTTAGCTTCTTTAAAAGATCTATATAATACTGATTAAAAATATAAGTAGAGCTTAACGTATTCATTATATGTTTTAATTTAATTAAATATCCTTAAATATATTTTCTCTTAATTTTTGTAATTCATCAAGCGAAGGTAATTGTTTAGAACTCTTCTCACTTTCAAATTTACTATTAGTATTATTAATATTAGTAGTATTATCAGATGTTTCATTAATTATTCCCCATTTATAAATTTTATCTTCATTTATATTCATAGAATTTATATTATCATCGGAAATATCACTGAAATTATCAGATGATATAGATCCTAATGTAAAAGCCATCGGTTCATTGGGTGCCTCCTGTTTATTTAAAGGTACAGGTGATGTTATTGAAGATGTTTCCTGTTTATCTCTCGTATTATTATTTGAAAATAAATAACCTCTATTTGGTAATAATAAATAATCAAAAACTGCTTTACCATATATAAGTTCTTTTGATGGCATAAACATTAATGCAGGTACAGCAGTTATCTTATGACTAATTTTATTAACAATAGTATCTATAACTACTAATTTAATTGTTTTTTTTGTATCATGTCGTTTTATAGTATCTAATAAAACAGCGCAATGTTGACAAGTATCACTATAAAATAATATCATTTATTAAATTAATGATAAATTAATATAATAAAAATTGACATAAAATTAATATCATTTATTTTAAATAAGTAATGTTTAAAAATTATAATTATGAATCTAAATCTGAAAAACATTCTTTTGATATAAATAATATTGATCTTTCTATTGCTAATAGTATTAGACGTATTATTTTAACTGAAATTCCTGTTGTTGGATTTTATGGTGAAGATGAACCTTCTATTGATATTATTACTAATACTGGTCCTCTTCATAATGAATTTATGAAACATAGAATTGGATTAATTCCAATTAATGTATCCGAAGATATTACAGATATTTATAAAGATGATGATTATAAATTTGAATTAAATATTATAAATGATACTTCAAATACTATTAATATTACAACTGCTAATTTTACTGGCACTTATAAAGATAAAGAATTAACTATTACTGAATTAAAAAAATTATTTCCACCTAATCCTATCACAAAAAGTAATATCTTAATTACAAGACTAAGAGCTGGGGAAGAATTACATCTAATAGCAAGAGCTATTAAAAGAACTGCTAAAACAAATGCATCATTTTCACCAGTATCATTATCAAATTTCTATTTTATTGAAGATAAAAAAGAAGCAGATAAAAAAGATAATATTCTAGATAAACACCGCTCTTATGTTAAAAATATTTATGGTGATCCTACTTTATTAAAATTTGAAATTGAGTCAGTAAATAGTTTATCATATTTATATTTATTCTCAACTGCTATTACTATTCTTATCAACAAACTAAAATTATTAATTACTAATATTGAAGCTAATGAAATAATGATTGAACCAATCCCTAATAACCCATTCTCTGTTAATTTTCATATTGAAAATGAAGATGATAGTTTAGGTAATGTTATCCAATCTTTAATTCATAATAAATATATCAGACAATCTAATAAACATAAAGGGATAAATTGCTCATATGTCGGTTATATTTGTCCTCATCCACTAAAACAATTAATGATTGTTAGATTAACTCTGGATGATCAAACAGATGTAGAGAAATTCAAACAATTTCTAATTGATAATTCTTATGAAATTATTAGGGAATTAGAAACTATTAACACAGAATGGATTAAATTTAACCAACTCAATGCTAAGAAAAAATAAACATTATTTTTACATTAATACAGGAGATTTATAAAAACAATAAAACTTAGCAGAATTTCCACTGAAATAATTTAAAATAATATGATTAATATTTGTAAATGAAGTTAATGTAAAAGTTCTGATTTTTTTATTTTCATCACCTTCCAATGTTTCATCGCTTAATTTATATAAATTAAAAGGACTTCTACCCGTTTTAATCATTTCAAATAAATTTTTTGTTTTTTTTTCAATATCTTCCGTTACTTCAACTTCAACTGTATATTCAAAATAATTCATAATAATAAATATATATTATAATTCTTTAAGTAATTTATTATATAAATTATATTCTATTTCAGAATGTGCTAATTTTTCATTTGTATCATAAATAAAACTATTCATATCATATTTATATTTAAATTCAGGTTCAAATTCTTTATAATTATCATCACATAATGTTTCATATTTATTTTCTAAATTAAATTCATTAATTACTCCTATGACTTTTGCCATTATTACATTATTATATATACCATTACTTATTACTAATATTTTTATATGTCGCGCTAATGGCTTATTAATCCTGTAAATTAATAACTCAATATCCAATAATAATGTATCCTCATTATTTGAAGCCTTATATCGTTTTAAAACTTGTTGTTTAATATGATATTTATTATCATCATTTGGAAGATCAAAATATTCATTTGTTATTATTGTATTAAAATATATCATAAATTTATTAAAATAATTATCTAATATTTTCTTATTTTTGCTTGTAGATGCTAATATCCATTTACCCCATTCCATCCCATCAATTGTTTTTATAATTTTGTCAGTATCTATATTAAAAATATTAATAAATTTTTCATCTAATTCATCATTACCATAATCATAATATGTATTATTTTTTACTATAATATCATAAGGTAAAGAAGACATAATATTATTTCTCTCCCATGAATATAAATTTGTATTTGTATATTGTTTTGTCGCAAATGTCTCAATATTAATATTAATTACATAATAAAATATTAATAATATTAATATTATAATTAATATTTTGTATAACATCTATAATATAAATTATATTTAATTTATAGAGTATATCTAATGTTATTATTAACAATATTATTATATATTTTAATAATATTATTAATTTTTATTATAAAACCATCTACTATGTTTGATTTACACGGTAATATAAAAACATATAATTCTAAATCATTATTAACATTGGATATTATTTATCCAATTATTGCATTATTATCTTATTTTATAATTCTTGTTATAAAATTAATATTACTTAATTAATTTAATAAATGGATTATATTAAAAATTGGATTTTAACACCTCGCAATAAATTATCATTTAATTCTTGTTTATTTATCACTGGTAATTCGGGTATTGGTAAAACATATAGAATTAATAAATTATGTACTGATCTTGATCTATTTATTATTAATATTAATAGTTATAATTGTTCATCTTCTAAACAATTAACTGACTTATTATTTAAAGCATTTGTATCATCTCTAATTCAACAGTTAACAAATAATATGCAAAATAAAATTATTATTATTGATGAATTTGAAACTTTATTATCATTTGATAGCACTATGAATATTCATCTTTTAAATTTTTTGTCAACTAATCATAAACATATTCCTATTATTTGTATTGTGTCTAATAATATAAAATTAGGCGAAATTAAAAAACAATGTATTTTATACGAATTACCGTCATTAGATAATAATGAAATATATAATATATTATTATCATATAACCCAAATATTAATTATATTGATGCAATAAATATTGCTATTCAATGTAATTATAATATTAAAACCTGCATTCAAATTATCACAAATACTTATTATAACAATAACGATAAAATATTAGATATTTCAGAATTATATGCTAATAATTTTAATCGCGATGATTTTAAAAAAATTATTTATAAAGATCAATGGTTAATTCCACTTAAATTCCATGAAAATTTAATTAGTGAATTAAATAATAGAAATGGTATAAAATTATTTAAAAATACTTTTTATAAAACTTTCATAGCTAATTTTTGTTTTTTTGATATTATTATGAATAAAAATAATGAAATAGCAATTGATTATTTTATTAGCGTTATTCATACATTATTTTTATTTAAACATAAAAATAATAAAAATCATTCTTTAACAAATTTTACAAAATTATTAAGTTATTTATCATTACAAAAAAAAAATAATAAAAAAATTTATAAATTAGTAATACCTAATAATCATTTTAATGGTAATTATCATTTAAGTATTATTAATAGAAAATTTATTTATTAATAATAGATAGTTAAATAAAAAAAATGAATAGCACTACTTCATCCGAAACGCCAAGTAATTCTTTATTTGATGTCTTTAAAAAAGATAGCATTATAAGTAGTAGTTTTAATAGTACATCTAATAGTATTCGTAGTTTCTATGAAACTTCTTTCAATAATAATACTTTATTTATTGGATTATTAATTGTTATTATTTTTACAATAATAATTGCATATATTTTATATACATACATTGGTTCACAATTATTTGCAAAAATTAAAAATACTGTTAGTGATACAAAAGTTCCTGTTATAGGTACCAAATTATCAAAATTTACAGCTGAATTAGCTAAAAATGCAAATGGTAGCAGAAAAAGCTTCTCATTCTGGGTATATATCAATGATATGAATAAATATAAAGGACAATATCAAACAGTTGCTGCTGTAAGTAGTGATGGTGAAGTTAATTATAATATTGAAAATTGTTCCCCTTACATATTTTTAGATAAAAATAATAATACTATGTTTATTAGATTTACTAAGTTAGATGATCAAGAGTATAATAAAAAATTTAATCAAATTACATCACCATTACAATTACATCAATTTTTACAAACTGGAATATCAATTGATTATATTCCCATGCAACGATGGGTTCATGTAGCTGTTGTATGTAATTCAAATACTTTTAAAACAACTTTATATGCGTATGTTGATGGAGAATTAGTTAAAACAGTATCTCATAATGAAACTTTTAAATTAGTAGGATATGAAAATAAATATGATGATAGAGAACCTGGTAATTGTAACACCACTGAAACTATTTGTTATAAAAATGATGATTATAAGACAAAACTTAATAATCTTAATTTAAATATGACTGGTTATTTATATGTTGGAAATTCAAGAGATTATTCAAAAGGTATTGGACCTGGATTTTATGGTTTATTATCATCATTTACATCTTATAATTATGAATTAAATCAACAAGATATTTATTCTATTTATAATGATGGTCCTATAACAGGTTTTTTTGCTAAATTAGGATTAGGTTCATACGGTGTTCGCAGTCCTGTATATAAATTATAATATATATTTAAATTAGATATGCTAAATACAATAATTCAAATTATATTATCTATATTTTTAATTGCAATTATGGCATTTATAAGTTATTCTGTATATAATCGCGAATTTGTTTCTAGTATTGCTATGTCTAACAGTAATAAAAAAATAACTAAAATTTTTACAGGAATTGTAGATTATACAGTAGTTAAAAATATTGCTATTGAAACTTACGATAAAACTGATTTTTCATATTTAGATATTAATCCATCTATTAATCAAAATGGTGGATCAGAATATTCATATAATTTCTGGATTTTTTTCTCACCACATCAAACTAATAAAACAATTATTACTGATATTAATAGCACACAACATGGAAAATTAACAACCTTAGCTAATACTCCTGTTGTTTCTGGGACACCAGCAACAGCAGCAAGCCAATATATAGTATTATTTTATAAAGGTGAATCGCAACCTTTAATATATAATACAAATAATAAATATGATTGTGATAATTCAAGTACTTTATATGATTATCCAATTTTAGTAAAAAATCCATTAATTAAAATTAAAAATGATGCTACTGATATTATTGTTGAATATAATAATATTAATCATCCAGATACTTATAATTCAGTAAGTAATGAAACCATTGATTGTACTGATGCTAATAGTTATGATAAAAGAAATCATAATAAATTTGGTATCAAAGATATAGATGTAAATGCATATAGAGATAAATTTAATATGGTTACAGTTGTATTTCAAGAACAATCTAAGAAAGATAATATATTTAATGGTAATAAATCAAATTGCAAAGTTTATTTTAACGGCGAATTAAAAGCTGATAAATTATCAAATACAAATTCTATTGAAGAAGATGAAATAAATAATTTTAAATCAAGAGTTATGAAAAGTAATTTAAGTAAATTACATATTAATCCATCAGATATTAATGGTACTATTACAGAACATACTTTAACTGATCGTATAACAACAATATCACCATTACAAATGTCAGATCTAACTTATTATAATTATGCATTAACAAACACTGAAATAAAAAGATTATATGAAAATGGATTTAATAAATATGATGCTTCATTCAAAAAAAGAATTTCAAATAGTTATACTAAGGGTTTTAATAGTAAAAATTATACGGTAAATCCTATATAAAAAAAGAAAATTATATTATAATAATAATGGGTGGCGGTCTTTTACAATTAACCATAGAAGGACAAATGAATATACCTTTATTTTATAATCCTCGTATAAGTTTTTTTAGTTATGCATATAAAAAACATACAAATTTTGCAATAGAAAATATTAAACTGGATTTTGATAACTCATCACCTGTATCAATATCATTAATGCATAATGGTGGAGGAGTTACTGCACTATTAACAGACGATCCAAATGTTGATTTATTATCAAATTTATATTTTGTTTTTAAAGTACCAGATATATATTCTGATGATAAATTAAAATTTAAATGGGTTGAAAATTTTGGTTCATTAATTATAAAAAAGGCTGAAATTCTTATTGATGATAATACAATTGATACTATTACAGGCGAATGGATAATAGTTTGGAATGAATTATCAATGCCTGTAAAAGATGGATTTAATAATATGACAGGTAATATACCAGATCTATTAAATCCGCGCAAAAAAGAAACAACAATCAGAATTAGAAATAATATAGTAAGTGAATATGATTATGCATCTTCAACAAGTTCAGCAGAACCATCTATAAAAGGGCGCTATATAAGTATACCATTACCTTTTTGGTTTACAAAAAATCCAAGTTTATCATTACCAATATTAAAATTTTGTAGAAAACATAAATTAAAAGTAAAAATTGAATTTGAAGATATTGAAAATTTATATACAGTTTATTCTGATATTTTTAATATGAATATTAGTCCAAGATATTATAATGAATTATATAATAAAAAAATTTCATTTGCAAATTTTATAAAACGAGGTGAAGATATATTTAATGCACAAATTGAAGCTACTTATATAGTTTTAGATTGTTACGAAAGACAAACTATTATTGATAAAGCAAATATGGAATTTTTAATTGAAACAGTAAAAATTATACCTGCTGATAAATTTACATCTAGCGGATATGATTCAATACAATTAATTAAAGTTGATACACAATTATTAGTTAAAGAGATTATATGGACTCTAAATAGAGCAGATAGTATTAATAAATTTAATAATATTTGTAATTATTCATATTCAATACCATCAAATAATGAAAATAGTATTATGAAATCTGCGACAATTATATGGGATAAAGCTAGTGGTACACCAAGAGTTGAAGAAAAAGATGCTTATTTTTATAATAATATTCAACCTTATCAGCATCATAGTATAATACCAAGACAAGGAATATATAGTTATTCATTTTCTATATTTCCTGAAAAATGGTTTCCGTCAGGTTGTTTTAATGGAGCAGGTATTGGAACAAAATTAGCATTAAAATTAAATGCATATGCACCATCTTTAATTGATGAATTATATTTCAAAAAAAAAAATAAAATTTATAAAATTAATGAAGATAACAATGATATAGTTATAACTGTATATATAGTTCAATATAATATATTAGGAATTATATCAGGAGATATTGGATTAAAATATCAAAATTAATTATTTTTTTTAAATTATTTTTATATAGAAGAATGGATATTATATTATTTATTATTATTATTATAGTTATAATATTTATTTATTATTTAATTAATACAATAAAAGATTTACAAATTGAAATTAAAACTATGTCTAATAATTGTTATAATCCTAATAAAAATGATAATAAAAATGATAAAAAAATTATAGAAACAGTTGATGTTAAAATGAAAAATGATTTTGTTATATTTTTAGATTATTTAAAGACTTATTTTATTTAAGAATAATTTGTAATTATAATTAATATGCCTCGTAAAAAAATAATCCAGGATACATCAACTATTAAAAAAACTACAAAAAAAAATATAATTGATTCAATGATAAAAACAAATGATAATGATAGTGATGATATAATTATTCAATTGCCAATACCACAATCAAAAATTAATTCAATTATTAATAATAATGATAGTCAAGATAGTAAAATATTAGTTCCAACACCATATGAATCCAATTCATATTTTATGAATGATGCTGAAAATATTTCTTATGATACAAATACTGAATATCAAACATCTTATTCAAATAATAATAATAATAATTCTCATTGTTTTTGGTGTTGTCATTCTATTGATAATGTTGTTTATAGTATGCCATATAATTATGACACTGTTAATGATAGTTATTTTGTTTTTGGTTCTTTTTGTTCATTACAATGTGCAAATGCCTATAATTTCTCAGTTCATGGAAGTAGTGATAAAGTTTGGGAAATTAATAGTTGGATACAGATGTTGGGGAAACGTTATGGATTTACAAATACTATTAGACCTGCACCATCAAAATATTTATTAAAAATGTTTGGTGGTAATTTATCAATTGATGAATTTAGAGAAGCTCATATAAAATCTGATAAAACATATGTTTTAAATATTCCACCAATGATATCTATTAATAGTAGTTCTGAAATATTAAATACTTCTTATTTAGCTAAAATGTCAGAACATAAAAAAAAGAAAACTTAATTTATTTTTGCTTTGAAAATATATATAAAAAAATGATTTAAATGTTTAAATCAATTATATATTTGATAATGGAAGATAACATTTATTTTACTGATTATAAAGTTAGTACCATAACATGTAATGCAGACTTAGGTGTTTATTTAAACTTAGATATTTTATATGAAAATTTTGAATTGAATGATAAATTTATATGGATATATTATCCTAAAATTACTGATAGAGCAAATACGCGTGGTATTTATCCTAAGAAAAAAAGAACACCTAAAAAAGATAGTGTCAAAAAAAACTTATTTGATAATCAGGTTACAACAATTTATAAAATTAATGATACTTATTATCCAAATTTAAAAATCTTTAAGAATGGTAATATTCAAATTACTGGAATTAAAGATCAAACAATTGTTAAAGATATTATTGAATTGATTATAAATCAAATTAAAAAGATTTATGAAATTATTCCAGAAATTATTGTTGATAATAATATTGATATTATTGGATTTAATAAATTTGTTATAAGAATGATAAATACTGATTTTAAATCATATCTAAATAATACATTAGAAACTAAATTTTTAATTAGACGCAAAATTTTACATAAAATTCTTATTAGTGAAACTTATAATAATAAATGTAGTTTTGAACCAGGTAGATATCATGGAGTTAAATTAGAATATTTCTGGAATTCTAATAAAGAAAAATTAGATGGCATTTGTATCTGCGATAAACATTGTTTTGGAAAAGGAACAGGACATGGTGAAAATAATTGTAAAAAAATTACAATTGCTATTTTTGAAAGTGGAAGTGTTCTAATTACAGGTGGTATTTCATTTGATCAAATTGATGAAGCTTATAAATATATTACAAATATCTTAAATCTTCATAAAACTGAAATACAAAAATCGGATTTAAATTTATTATTAATAGAATAATTAGAATAGAATTAATATTTATAATATTAAATCTATTTTTTCTATTATATTATCAAATCCATGAATTACTTCTAAATTATAATACATTGTATAATCTTCGTTTTGATAAACTATTTTTATTTTTATTAATTTGTCATTTTTCATAAATGACCTATTGCATATTAATATATCATCATTATTATCATAATAATCATCATATAAATCTATTATTTCAAATTCAGATGTATTTCTTTTTTTTAGAATATAACAATCAATATATTCTATATTTTTATAATTTAATAATTCAAATAATTCTAATTGTATCTCATTTTCATCGGTAAATTTATTATCATTGTAATCTAATATAATCATATCACTAGTTTCTATTAATTTTAAACTATGATTTATACCTTGACTATTTATAATATAATTATAAATATTACCATCATCGGTATATTCAATATTTAATGATATAATCTTTGAATTATTTTTAATGAATAATTGAAGATCTGTAAATTCCATATTAGTTATTTTTATATATATTTATTTAAATTTAAATTAAATCAATTTTTTATATAAAAATTTAATATCTATTTTTAAATATTATGAATAGATCAATATATTTTACAATATTATCATTTGGTAATAATATTGTCCTAAATTATTATTTAATTTTGTATATGATTTTCCCTACTTATTTTAAAAATACTATTATATCTCTTAAAAAAAATAGCGATACATATTATAATAAAATGATGTTATTATCTTTTACTGATGATATCTATAACAAATATCAAATTGATTTAATTGATATTCATAAAAATGTTATGAAATGTTTCAATAATACTAAAATAAATAGCGATGATCATATTAGTATTATGAGTGATTTAAGTGATATTAGTGATTTAAGTGAAATTAGTGAAATAAGTGAAATAAGTGAAATTAGCACTATTGATAGTTAATAATAACATTACATAAACCTAATTTTTTACAATCCTTTGAATTTATTATTGTAAATTTATTTTTAATATCATCAATATTTTCTTGTGTCATTTTTGTATTTTGTTTTAATATAGTATCAATAATATTAAATAATAATTCAGTATTTTTAATATTATCACTCAATAATAAACTTGATTTATCATAAAAATTTAAGATATTACCTATTATATATGCATAATCAAACATAAATATATAATCACAATATAACATTGGTAATAAATCATCAATACTTATTGGACCATCTATAATAGCATAAATTGGTGATTTAAGATTTAATATTCTTGGTATAAAATTTAAAGTTTCAAAAAAAGTTGTTAATAATGTATCATCAGTATCTGGTTTATTATTTTTATCTTTCTTACATATTTCTTGTTTTGCTTTTAAAATAATAGGTGCTAAATTATCCTCAAATAATATTTTATCTAATTCTTTTATTGAATTATTGCATGATATATAAATTGTATTATTATTAAATTTAACTATTTCATGAATATCAATATTTTTATTTAATTGTTTTGGTTTTTTTTGTATAGTTATAATTCTATCAACTATACCTTTTTTTAAACAAAAATTAGCATCTAATAATAAATCATGTTGCAATAATTCTTTTAATTCTGCATCTTCAAACTTAGTTCTATTTTTATACATTTCTATTATTTTTGCAAAAAATAAATCATATTGTTTTAATAAATTCTTATAATCACTTTCTTTTTTCTTTCCATTAAATGTTACTGAATATCCATGTATCAAACAAAAACCATAATTATTTATTAATCTATAATGACTATTAATAGATAAAAATGTTGCTGCTGAACAACTATAATTATCTATTATAGTTGCAATTGGTATTGAACTTGTTGCAAATACACTTAATAATCTCATACCTGCTGTAACGGAACCACCATAAGAAGATATATGTATTAATATTGGTTTTGGTTTTAAAATAGCACCTGAACTAGTTGTAATATCTTTATGAGCTTCTTTTATATTATTAATTAATTCATTTACTGATTCATCATTAACATCTTTATTAAAATAAATATGATTTAATTTATTACTAAAAAAATCTGAATCAGACATTTTTTCAAATACACTAATATTATTATTCATCAATATCTAATTATAATCTTATAAATAAAATCATACAATTTACTAATATATGTTTTATATTTATCATCATCATTAATATATGTTTTAATCATCATTTTATAATAGTCATATGGATTTTTATTCATTATACTCATTAAAATTAAATAGATTAATATTAAATAAATACTAACATAAATATCATCTAGTTTAAATCTTAATGGAAATTTTATTATTAATAATATTGGTAATAATTTTATTAGAGTGTTTATTAAAAAAAATTTAATTAAATTATATTTTGAAGTTTTATGTATAATTAAATAAATAAATTCAAATAATGCATATATATATGCTAATATTAATAAAAATATTGGATTATATTTAATCAATCCTATATAATATAATATAAACCATATAAATATCCAATATGAAAATATCTCAATCATTTAAAGATATATCTATATATATGATTTCTAATAATTAAATGTTATTTATTAATAATAGCAAAGATCTAGAAGATACTAATATAACTGATATTTTATCATCATATTCAGAAGAAATGAAGCCAGATATTATAAATATTATTAAGGATTATATTAAAATTGATGATAAATGTATGATATTATTACCTTATGATATTGAATTATATAATAAAGAAAATAAAGATTTTATTTATATTAGAGAATTTTTATTAAAAACATGTAATTTAAAAGATATTATTTATTTACCTCTCGGAATTTGTAATATAAATATAAAATTATGCATTTTATATTTTATTAAAACAAGAAATGAAAATTTTATTTTTACTAAGAATAAAATAACAAATATTCACCAAACACAAAATATTAATTTTTATGATTATAATGCATTTAATAATTCTAAACAATTATTATTATCAGTTCCTATAAATAAAATTAAAAATAATAATTATTCATTTAATTATATTGATTATATTCAAGAAAATAAGATATTATTAAATGATACAATTGTTTATAAAACTATTGATGAAATTGCTATAATTCAATATGGAAATAAGAATATAAATAAGAATGGAAATAAATATAAAATTTATGGAAATAAAAATCAAAATGTAAAATCGGATAATTATAATAGAGATGGATTTAATATTATAATAACAAAATATGAAGTTGCATTAATTAATGAAAAGATCTTTTTGAATAATTATGGATTATCAATAAAACCTAAATCTGATTTAATATTACATAAATATTTAGGCTATTTTTTATTTTATAATTATAAAGATATTAATATTAAAACATTAAACTCATTTGAAATTTCAATACCATCAATTGAAATACAGGAAGAAATAATTAAATACTTAGATAATATTCATAATACTATTTCACATTTAAATGATGAAATTAAAGAATTAAATAATCAATGTGTTTATTTTATGAAAAAGATTTAAAGATTTAAGTGATTATTATTATTATAAAATAGTTAATTCAAAGATGTCAAAAGAAGATAATGTAGGTATTGGCATTGATCTTGGAACAACCACTAGTTGTGTTGCAGTTTGGATTGGTGATAGAGTTGAAGTTCTACCCGATCATCAAACAGGATCACGTATTATTCCATCATATGTAACATTTACGGATGATGAGAAATTAGTAGGTGATGCATCAAAAAATGTTTCAACAATGTATCCAAAAACTACTCTTCATGATATCAAACGTCTAATTGGACGTAAATATGATGATAGTTATGTTCAGGCTGATAAAAAGCTTTGGGCATTTGATATCGAATCAGATCCAAATAATAAACCAGTTATTGTACTAGATTATAAAAATGAAAAGAAAAAACTTTATGCAGAGGAAATTTCTGCCATGGTTCTTACACGACTAAAAGAAACAGCAGAAGCTTATCTTGGACATCCAGTTAAAAAAGCAGTTGTAACTGTACCTGCTTATTTTAATGATAGTCAAAGACAGGCTACAAAAGATGCCTGTACTATTAGTGGAATGGAATGTCTAAGAATTATTAATGAGCCAACAGCAGCAGCAATTGCTTATGGTCTTGATAAAATTGCTGAAAATAATAAAGAAAAAACCATTCTTATTTTTGATGAAGGTGGTGGCACTCATGATCTTTCAATTCTAAGTATTGATGGTGGTATTTTTGAAGTTAAGGCAACTGCTGGTGATACTCATTTGGGTGGTTCTGATATTGATAATATTATTGTTGATTATCTTTGTGCTGATATTAAAAAGAAATTTAATAAAGATGTTAAAGAAAATCCCAAAGCTCTCAAACGTCTTAATATTGCTGCTGAAAAAGCAAAGAAAAATCTTTCAACAACTACAACTGTACCAATTGAAATTGACTCTCTAATTGATGGTATTGATTATACAACAACTATTAGTCGTGCTAAATTTGAACAACTAGCCGAAGGTTTTTTCAATAAATCTATTGAACCTCTTAATAGAGTTCTTCAAGATGCTAAGATCTCCAAAAATGATGTTGATGAAATTGTTCTAGTTGGTGGAACAACTCGTATTCCTAAAATCCAAGAACTTCTAAGTAATTATTTTAATGGAAAACAACTTAATAAATCTCTAAATCCTGATGAAGCGGTTGCAATTGGTGCTGCAATTCAATGTGCTATTCTAACTGGTCAGGGAAGTTCGCGAACAAATGATCTTCTTCTTCTAGATGTTGCCCCACTTTCACTCGGAATTGAAACATCTGGTGGTGTAATGACTAAGATTATTGAAAGAAATACAACTATCCCAACTAAGAAATCACAAACATTTTCAACATATGCTGATAATCAACCAGGTGTTGATATTAAAATTTATGAAGGTGAGAGAGGTTTTGTAAAAGATAATAATCTTCTTGGATCATTTAATCTAAGTGGTATTCCTCCAATGCCTCGCGGACAACCTAAAATTGTTATTGATCTTTCAATTGATGTTAATGGTATTCTTGAAGTTTCTGCAAAAGAAGAAAGTACAGGAAAAACTAATAATATCAAAATTACTAATGATAAAGGAAGGTTATCCAAAGAACAAATTGAAGAAATGGTTAAAGCTGCTGAAAAATATAAAGATGAAGATGAAAAAAATAAACAATTAATTGAAGCTAAGAATGAACTTGAAAATTATCTTTATAATACTAAGCAAAGTTTAGCAACTAAGGCAGAAGGAGCTCCTGAAACTTTTGATGAAATTAAAGCAGAGGTTGATCCAATTGTTGAAGAAGGTCTAAAATGGTTTGAAGAAAATCCAAAACTTACAATTGAAGATTATAAGAATAAACAAAAAGAATATGAAGATAAAATTAAACCTCTAATTACTAAACTTTATGGAGCTGTTCCACCAATGGGACCAGGTGGAGTAATGCCAGAAGGTATGACATCAGGAATGGGACCACCACCATTTACAACTTCACCACCAGAAGGAGATAAATCAGATATTAATGATTTAGATTAAAATAATTGAAATTATTTTTTTTTGCAATAATAATTATTTCATTATTATTTCTTAAACGTTCTGATAAATATTCAATAACATCACCATCTTTATTAACTGCTTTTAATGCTAATTCATAATTATCTTTCAATTCTTTTTTTGCATAATAGATAGATGCTGGATATATATCTATCATTTTATCTATGAAATCTATATCAGATTTTAATTCATTTGATGCATATTTAATTAATGTTTTATCTTTTTTACAAATTGATAATATTAATTCTTTATTATTTTTATAATTATAATTTAAATATTTTATTATTATTGGCATTTTCTCTAAACATTTAATTGTTATTTCATCAGTTAATAATAATTTCTTAATATTAATAATATTAAAATAGTTTGGTTTAATTATTTTAACAATTTTATCAATCTTTTCTTTATCATTAATAAATCTATTTTTAAATAATTGAATACTTTTAATATCTATATTTTTATCAAAATATTTATCAATTAAATATAAATCATATATATGTTTAATAACATCCATATTATTAAATTTTTTCATCAATATCATTAATATAAAATTATTATCCATCTTCATTTAATATTAATATATCAAATCTTTAATTTAAATTATCCATGATAATACAATTTACACTTACACCTGATTGTATTGATACAACTGATATGAAATTATAATTATCTGTTCTTAATAAGAATAAATAATTTGGTGGTATTTTATCCAAATTAAAATTTTCTGGTGTTCCTGTTGCACATATATTTATTCCTATTGGTCCATTGTCTGCATTTTGTTGATTTGACATATATACATTATAATTAAAAACTCTTGGTAAATTATTTGATAATAAATTAAAATAACCATTTGCTATAAAGCAATTAATATTAAAAATACGATATGAACTACCATTTGATAATGATAAATTTTTAGTATAAAGAGTTAAATCAATATCATATTTATAATAATTTGTTCCATTTAATGTTATAGGTGTCGAACATGTTATTTGAAATCCATTCTTTTTTTGTATATTTGGTAATATAGTTGATGGTAAATAAATAGGTGTTATTTGAAATTTTTCCCTTCCAAATAATTTAAATTCAGTAAAATTTAAAGTATTTGCTGTACTTGATCCGCCTATTATTTTATTAACAACAATACCAAAATATTGATATTCTTTTGTTTGATTTATAACTGTCTTTTCATAATAATTTAAAGAATAATTACTTAAAATTAATGCTGCATTTGTATTTGTATTTGATGCTTCTGTTATTTCTTCCCAAATACTATTATCAGATGAACCATAAAACTTCCATAATGATGGTGATCTCTCTTTAAATCCAATTCTAGAATATATTTGAAATCTTGTTAATATAATTGCTATTGGTAATTTTATAACTAAAAATTCACCAAAGTAACCATTTATAATATAATTATTATTTGCAGAAGTTATATAATTTCCTGTTGAACTATCATATTTAAAATTCTGATATTGAGAACCTGTTTCATCTGTTATATAATTGAATAATTCTTTTTTTGTTGCATTAGATTGTTTTAAAAATCTTATTATAACTATTCCTGAACCACCTGCACCACCTATAGAATTTACCCATCCTCCGCCACCACCACCACTTCCAGTATTTGCACCACCTGAACCTCCTACCGCTGCCGTAGCTGCAGTAGCATTATTTAAACCACCAGTTCCACCACTTCCTATATATGCTTGAGCAGAACCACCACCACCTCCTCCTCCTAAACCACCATTCCCACCTCTTGAAGTAACACCTCCATCACTTGAATTATACTGAGCGCCACCTCCACCTGCTCCCCAGTAAAGATTTGTCCCTGTTATATTAATTTGAATACCATTTCCACCTCTACCACCTGTTCCATTATTATTAGGATTACCATTTAATCCAACTTCACTAGCACCACCACCACCACCACCACCTAAAAATCCACCTAAATTATTATTAATTAATCTTGTTAAACCATCACCTCCTCTATTTCCATAAATATTACCAGTAAATCCTCCTAATGAACTTTCAGTACCAACAGAACCACCAATTGGATATACTATTTCACCATTGCCTGCATTTTCATCAGCACCAGCACCTCCACCAGAACCACCTGAACCTCCATTTCCTGCAGATGGATTAGTATATGAAGCACTTGCGCCTCCACCCTCAGCAATAATTCCAGCAAATGAAGAATTAGAACCTTTATTTCCTAGATTTGTGTTTGTATTTTGAGGTCCACCAGCACCAACAACTATATTATAAGTTCCAGAATTGATATTAGCATTAGTTATATATACAACAGCACCACCACCACCACCTCCACCTAATGTTCTACCACCACTTCCACCACCTCCTACAACTAAAATATCACAAATCAAATTACTATTTAATGTTAAAGTTCCATTATTAATGAAAGAAATATAACTATAATTATTATCATTTAATACATCATTTAAAGTATTTCCTGATCCATCAAAACTAACAGTTGTATCATCAATTTTAGAACTATATATTTCATATGCTCCTGAACCATATGTTATATCAATTGTATTTAATGTTATTATTTCTTTATAAATTGGATATTGAGTTAAATAAGTTATTATTTCTTGCGATGTACTTGATGATGTATAAGCTTTAGGAGGATATGTTTTTTCAGTTCCATCTATTGTATTAAATAAAAGATTTGAAATATTATTATTTGTTGCATAAACAGTTAAATCTGGTTTATTTATTATTGTTGAATTCCAGTCTAATTCAAATTTAACTTCTTTTCCAAATAATCGTATTTCTGGAAAACTTAAAATATTAAAAGTTGAACTTCCTGAACCTATAACTTTATTAAAAGTAAAAGCAATATATTTGTACGCTATCATAGAAGTTGTATTTAGTATTTTTTCATAATAATTGTTATAATAATCATCAATGTTTAAAGCATTTAAAGGATCATTATTTGATGCTTGTTGTAATTCAAACCAATTACTACCATCATTAGAAACATGACAATACCATAAAGATGGACTTCTTCCTGGAATTGCTATATTGATATAAAATATAAATTTTGTAAGAATAATAGGATATGGTAATTTAATCACTACCCAATCGCCAAAATAATTATTTACGATATAATTAGCTACCGTTGGATAATTATAATATCCTGTAAATCCGTTAAATTGACTAGAACCCCAATGCGGTAAAGTTCCATCAGTATAATTTTTATTAAATAAACGTTTCATCCTACTACCAGTTATTGATGATGAATAATAAATATCATAAGTTCCACTTCCATATGAAATATTATTAGAATTTAATATTATAGTTTCTTTAATATATAGTAATGGCATTATATTAAATATTTCACCAGATGATTCTCCTTCTGGTGTAAAATCATCATATGATTTTGGTGGATATTCTCTTTCTGGTGTATATGTATCTTGTTTATTATTTATATTTGCAGTTAAAATATTAAAAATATTAGAAGCATAATTACTTGTATTTGAAACATTATTATTTGTTGCATATGAAGAAAAATCAATTAATGTTCCATTACTTGAATATGATGAAGCATTTAATGATCCATTAACATCTAATTTATATATTGGATTTGTATTTCCAATTCCTATATTGCCGCCATACTTAATTGATAATAAAGGATTATATGTATCAGGTTGTCCTCCTGCTGGATTTTCTTTTGTATTTAATGAACAATAACCAATATCATATCTTAATGACTCGGATGGAGTAACAGATGCAATATATTTTACAACTCCATTATAAAATCCCCATGGTAATGCATTTGCACCACTAATATTAGTCATTATTATTGCACATTCAGGATTAGGAAAACACGGACCAATATTACCATGATATGTATCATGTCTTAATATTATACATGATTGAATATTTAAATTAGGTGATAAATTACCTGAATTTTGTGCTATTATAATTGCTTTACCAGTATTTATATTTCCATATATATAATTAATATTTGATGTTCCATTATAATTCCATTGAGTTCCACCTCTCGCTGTTGATAATGTTCCTGTTGTAATTTTAGTTGCATCTAATGATGTTAATGAAGCACCACTTCCTGAAAATGTTGTTGCAGTACATGTTCCATTAACATTTATACCACTAGTATTTATTGTAAGATATCCAGTTCCTTCAATATAAAATTTATGAGATGCTGTTGAAGGCGCAGAATACCATAATTCACTCGTATTTATTCCAAATGAATATGGTTGTTCTGTAGAAGTGCCACGATATAATATAATTCTATCACCATTTCCACCTAATATTCCTATTTGCGGTGTTGCTAATTGAATATTATTACAAATTACTATATTTGATGTTATAATATTACTACTACATGAAACAATACCATTATCAACAGTAAAAACCTCTTTTATAATATCAGCTGCTATTGTTGGTCGCGCGGATTGAATACTTCTTAAACAAAATCTAGCATCATCAGTATCATCATGAAAATCAAATGCTAATTTATAAGCATTATCACCGCCAATTTGTCTTATATAACACCAATCATTACCTGATCCGGCAATTTTTAAATTAAAATATGTATTTGAAGTATTTAAAGTATCAACTTGACCAATACCTGATCCTATTCCACTTAATGCATAAAAAGCATTTGCACCATTTATTGCTATACCACCTACACAGTCTATATTTCTAGTTGTTAATAGTCCAGTTAATGTTCCACCTGCTAATCTTAAATAAGTATTACTTGCATTTTGCAATAAAATATTTGAAATATTCGAAGCATAATTACTTGTATTAGTAGCTGTACCTAATGTAAAATTTGAATTGTTTGTAATTATGATATTAGAAATATTGGAAGCATAATTACTTGTATTAAAAGCTGTACCTAATGTAAAATTTGAATTGTTTGCAATTATGATATTAGAAATATTGGAAGCATAATTACTTGTATTAAAAGCTGTACCTAATGTAAAATTTGAATTGTTTGCAATTATGATATTAGAAATATTGGATGAATAATTACTTGTATTTATTAAATTTGATCCATCTCGCATAGTTAGTATATTAGAAATATTGGAAGCATAATTACTTGTATTAAAAGCTGTACCTAATGTAAAATTTGAATTGTTTGCAATTATGATATTAGAAATATTGGAAGCATAATTACTTGTATTTATTAAATTTGATCCATCTCGCATAGTAAGTATATTAGAAATATTGGAAGCATAATTACTTGTATTAAAAGCTGTACCTAATGTAAAATTTGAATTGTTTGCAATTATGATATTAGAAATATTGGAAGCATAATTACTTGTATTAAAAGCTGTACCTAATGTAAAATTTGAATTGTTTGCAATTATGATATTAGAAATATTGGAAGCATAATTACTTGTATTAAAAGCT